TATTGCTCCAATAAATTTTTATAGAACAAAACAACTTTTTCTTCAAAACTCTGTGGATTTGATGCATATAGTTTCAATACTTGTTTAGGATTACTCCTTTTATATAGTTTATCTTCGTTTATTGCTAATTGAAAAGGTAAGCTATATACCGAAGAAACTGGTTTCAGCATGCAACCCCTAAGATACTCTTGACTACAAGGAAAATCTTTAGCATTATTCGCCAATAGATTAACCATTGTTTGCATATATTCATATTTTATCTCGTTGTGTTTGAGAATTTTCGGCATTAATTCGTATTTAAAATAATCGATTTCGCTACCACTGTTTTTTATATAGTCAATATCTTTTCCAGAGGTTTCAAGTTTAATGAAATTAATTAATAAAGCAGATGCAGAAGCAATCCTTGAATTCATTTCACTTGTTGAAAACAAATACATGAAATCCCTAACATCACTTTCGTTATAATTATTTACGTTTTTAATCCAATTTCTACCCATCACATCATCACTCTTATTTAACGTATGCGTAAGTTCATGGAGTACAATTGGTTGCATTTCTTTGTATATATCGTATTCGATTCCAACGCACCCTTCTAACGCTTGCTTGCTGTATTCGTATGCATCAAAATCGTCTTCATCTTCTTCATCATAGTAATTGTTTCCGTCACAAATTCGTTTCATATCGTTATATTCTGCAACAATTTTCTCTATCAAATAAAAATTGATAGAAATAGAATCCCCATCAGTTTCACCATGATAAACTCCACCGTTTCTACTTGGTTCGTAGAATAGTTCATAAGAATATATTTCTCCATCATACTCTATTTCATTTTCATAGGTATTTCCATAGTCATCGTGCCAACATTCAATCAACCTAGTGTCACTGAAAATTTCATAAACGTCTTTAAAAGCAATTTGCCTTGCTATTTTGTCAGAAACAATAAACATAGTGTTATTAACCCCAGCAGATTCGCTGAGATTAATAACATTATTTTTAAGAATCCTATTAACTGATTCTTTAATTAAAATATTAAGTTCGTTTTCAGTTAAACGTATAATTTTTTTCATAAAAACTTATCCTTTGCCATATGCCCACTGGCTCTTACCATTACCGCCACATTTGCAAATCTGCTGCCTAATGTCAGTGTAATTAGCGCCATTTTCAGAAACGAATTGCTGAACCTCTTTGTATTCATTATCGTTTTCAGTTGGAAGACGGTCTTCATATCCAGTGATTTTCAAATCATTGGAAGAAAATGTCTTCATTCCATTATCAGAATATCCGTCCTTATCCAAGGATTCATTATATTTCTCCACATCTGTATAAAGCATCTGATTATCCATATCATAGCCATATCCCTCATACATATAATCTAAAATGTTAGTTACCATAATTCCAAATATTTTATATTTAATTATTTATTCTATAAATATTAACCAATAAAAAAAAGGTATCAAACATTTGATACCTTATTCACAGTCTATACAAAAATCGGCCAAGTTTCTCAAATCGCTGTTAAGGGCTTTTAACGATAAATCATCCCTACCACACTTTAAACGTTTATATGGTACGTAGCATTCTTTTGGAGTATCATAGACAATTTCCTTACCTTCTATTTTTTCTAGTGCGAAATTAAGAAGTTTTTCTCGCTTGATAAAAATTATGTCAGTTAAAGTTCTGAATGCAATATAATCGGCTTTACCTTTTAACCATCCGTCTTTCCCTTTAACATTTTGCAGTTCTAGCCAATGTATCGAATCGTCAAAGCTACTATCACTCCTAGTTGACTTGTTCAAACCTTTTACATCAACCCCTATTTTTCCTTTTCTAGGACTCTCCCACCAAAAATCAATATGGTCTTCAATATCTTCTTTTTTTGAAGATTTATAACATTTACCACCAAGCGTTCTACTAACGGCATCTCTAACAAAACATTCGTCAATTCTACCTATTTCGTAAAATTTTTTTACTTCTTCATTCAACTTCTTTGTAACCATTTTATCCAACCAGTAATGGTGCTTTAATAGGTGGGTCTGGACTATACCCGATTATTTCAAAATCTTCGTATTTAAAATCCTCTATAGAACATTGGCTTCCATGAATAATTAGTTTTGGCAGAATATCTGAACCTTTTCTATTTAATTGTTCTTTTACAGCATCGAAATGAGCCTCATATATATGGCAATCTCCAATTGACCATATTAACTTATCCACATCCATATTAGTAAGTTTTGCTATCATATGAGTTAGCAAGCCATAAAAACAAATATTCCAACTTCCACCTAAGAACAAATCACAACTTCGCTGAGTCCACATACAACTTAAACCATATACAGGAATTCTATTTTCATCTAGTTTTTTATCCAATTCAGCTTTAACTTGTTTGGTTTCCCAAGGATTCACTGCTTTCTGATAGTCTTCAGTATCACCAATTTTTTCCTTATATAGCTCCCATCTTTCTATGTTTGAAAGTTTTCTAGCATAAAACTGCATCATAACATGACAAGGAGGTAATGCCACATCATTTAAATCTTGCGGATTCCAAGCCACGCATAACATCCTTCTATCATTTGGGTTGGTTTTAAGGGTGTCTATTATATTTTTAATCTGGTCAACTCCTTTATATGTTTTACTTCCAAAATGCCTCCATTGTGTTCCGTAAATTGGACCTAAATCGCCAAAACGATAATAACGGTCATTTCTTTCACTTGTTTTAACCCAAATTTCAACTCTTTGTAGAACTAAGTCTAAAAATTCTTCTTTAGATAAATCCAACAACCAATGTATGTCGCCTTTCCTTAACTCATTTTCAATCCACCATTCAAAATGAACCTTTTCATGCATTTCGTCATCGCCTATTGCCGCCACAAAATAATACTCTCTGTTTGTTTCTAGAATTTCTTTTGTAACCCACTCTTTAAACCAACGAAAAGCATCACCATCCCAAATATGAACACCATTTCTAACAAGGTATTCAATGTTCATGCTCATATGGTTGTTGAATGGTCTTTGTAAGAACCACAACAATTCATGTATGATTCCTTTTGTAAACATTTTTTTTGTGGTTAAAAGTGGAAATCCCTTTTTTAAATCAATTTTGAATTGTTTACCAAAAACTGATTTGACTTTCCCAGACCTAGTTTCTCGTTCTTGACCCATTGCCATTACTTCTTCTAGTAGATATTGATACCCTCTATCTAAATCATTCAGTGCTTTCGTTTCCATTTTCATTTCCGTTTAACTGTTTTTCCCTTATTTCGTCAGCTGACCTTTCCATCCTAGTTTTCCTATCAGTTACGTTAGCCATATTTTCTTTATTGTTGATTGGCGTTTCCTCTTGAACTTGAGTTCGACCTTGTGGCTGATTTTTAATGCTGTCAATGTATTGCATAATTATTGGACTGTTACCAATAAACTCTCCAATATTTGAAAGTTTATGCTTATAACAATTAGAAGATTCATCATCATCAATTTCTTGAACCCATTTTTCAAAATTCTTATCCAAATCCCTAATTATATTTGGTTTAGTCCTTTTCCTAACTTGATTTTCAATAAATTCTCCCCTTCTTTCTTTACTTGGGTAGAAAACATCATAATCAATATTTTGTTCATTGAACAATTCCCTAACATTTTCAGATGCTGGAATAAAAACAATATCATAATTGTCAATCACACCCATTACTTCATTAACGATACTATCTAAGTTTACACTGCTAGCATCAAATATTTTTGCTTTATCGCCATATGTATTAGTTAAAAATGTTTTACCACACCCAGTGAAACTACTAATTATTATCCCCATTTTTTTCTAATCTTTGTTTTAATCTAGTTAGTTTATAATCTTTTTCTGTTTCAAAGTCTTCATAATTCATTAATGTTGCAATCTGTTCAACCATAATAGAGACATCTGCAAGTTCAGTCATAATATCATTATGATTTGCTCTACCCCTTTTAAATCTACTTAGTGCAGTTAATAACTCGCCTATTTCCTCATAAACCATATTAACTTGCGCTTCTTCGCCCCATTTAGAAAGGGCTTTCTGATAAAGTTCTATCCTCTTCTCTTTCTCCATCACTTATAAAATTTTTGCCTTCTGTGTAAAGTTGTTTACCAACCGCTTCCAATGCAGAGCATATTGTCTGGAAAGCAGCTTCAGTTAGTTTAACCTCTCTCTCACATATAACATTATCCTTGTTATCCTTAATTATGAATTTATCACCATCATATAATACAAATACACCATTTTCCATCCTAAAATTAAGTTCATCTTCCAATGCTTGCATATCAGCATTTTCTAGTTTTTCATATTCATAATTTTTACCCTTTATGTATTGGTTTAATGCTTTACCTTGGGAATCAGAATCTCTGAAAAATAAATAATCTTGAACAGAAACGTTTTTATATTCATATTGTGTTCCGTTGTTAAATACAACCTTCAATGTTTTTAGGTCATTATCATGGTCAATACACTCAGAATACTTAATGTTACTGCTCTGATACCAAGTCTTATCAGTATCATTTGCATAAAAATTAAAAATTTTACTCATAATCTACAAAATTGTATTTTTCTATTATATCATTAACTTCAGTTTCTGTTAAATTAAACCATTCACCCCTAATTCTTTTTTCTTTAAATTTATTGTGCAGTTCTTTTTCTAATTTATACATATTGTCAGTTTTCACTGCTTTATATAATGTTATACTTGGGGCATCATGTAATAAAGTTCCTTCTCTTTTTTTTGGCTTTTTACTTTTTCCTAATTTATAAGCATTTGGGTAATTATTATCGTGCATTATATAACAATATCCTTTCATTCTATTGTCGTTGTTGTTTATATTTGTTGATACCACTAACTCATAAAATTTTAAAAATTCATTATATGAACTAATTTTGTGTATAATTCCTTTGTATTCTAAAAAACCATGTATATCTTCTTCATTAGTTTCATCGTCAGTAATGATTTCGCTTATATTGATATTTAACACTTTACATATTTTTTTTAACGTTAATAATGTAGGGTTGTAGTTTTTTTTATTTATAACTCTAAATATACTCATTGACGATAATCCACACTTTTCAGAAAGTTCTTCAAGAGATACATTTTGCTCTCTCATTTTTTGCCGTATAAAATCTCCGATTTTACTCATAACTTTGTCTGTCTATCGCTTTTTATGTAATTTGAATATATATCCTTTTACTGATTTATATGATTTATATTGTTTTATGCATTTACTAACATTGCTTTTATTTAGATTTAAATCTTTACATAATTGCGTTATAGAAGGATATGTTTTTATAAACGACCCATCCTTTGTGAAAACGTCAACTTTATTGGCATACTTTTCAATTGTTTTTTCTGATTGCATGTTTTCTTCTCTAGTACACCATTCTATGCTAGTTTCAAAATTATTATAATAAAGTTTATTCATAATCTCTAATTGCCTTACATATAGGAAATCTCAAAATACCTTTATCAGTTACTCCAAAATAACAAACTGTTGCCATTTTACCTATGTAATTTTCCTTATTTTCTAATATTTCTTTGCAAACTTCGTCTGGAAATGCCAATGTTGCGTTGCAAAGTTTGCCATTTTTTAACCTTATTGTGAAACTTTCTGCAATTGTCTGGTTTTTTCCTATATTTACATCAACAATTTCAAATTCATCGTCTTGAAACTCCTTATATTTCAATAAATTCTTACTTCTCTTATGCTCATAAGGCGCATCTGTCCTAATTATTGCGCCCTCATAACCATCTTTTCTGAACATATCGAAATATTTATCGACTTCCTCTCTAGAATTTACTTCAAATGTTGGAACTACCACCACATTATTCATATTAGATAGATTGTCCTTGATGAATTTTGACCTATCAGAAAAACTCATATCTTCATCATCATCAAACCAAGCATCATACACATAATATTTTACTTTTTCTTCAATTTCCTTTTTATCTTCATCAGTTATTTTCTTTTTTCTAACTAAAGATACTATTTTATTAAAATCATCGTGTAGGTCATGGTTATATAATTCACCATCCAAATGAATGTGCTTATTTGACTCTAATAGTTCTTCCAACTCATCCTCGATATGTTTAGTGGTATTAAATTCCATATTATGTCTACTTAGAGCTTGAATCCCACCAGTGTTACAAGATATGTTACACCTAATACCATCCAATTTAGGCTGAATGAATTTCATTTCCTTTTTATAGTTTCCATCAAATTTCTTAGCTAGCATTGGCGGCTCAAATACAAGAGCTTGTAATTCCTCTATACTCATTACAAACCCATCACGGTCTCTTTTCTTTTTCCAAGCTGAAGAAGCTTCCAATATCGCTTGCTGTTCGCTTGTTGTCTCGTTTGAACGACCAATATTTTTTGCCTCGCAATATGTTCTATCTGATGTTTGCAGAATTCCATCGATTTTTCCGAATTCTGTCCAATAGTAGTTATTTTCCACAAATATACTCCATCTGTTTATTGCACCAGTGGCTGTTTGTTTATACAAAGTTGGAAATTCCATATTATTATTTTTTGCAAAGATATATAAAAAATGTTAAAAAACAAAATAATTTATTGCTAAATTTCTTGAAAAAGTCTGGGGAGACATTATATTTTAAATGTAATTAAATTGGAAATTATGGGCAAATTTAGAGAAGAGGATTACACATTAGAATTTAATGAGGTGATGGACTATATGACATCTACCTTATACAATGAGTTTCCGACTGACATATTAACATTGGAATATCTCATATTAGCAATTCTTGATAATAGAAATAGTCATGCTAATATAATTCTTGATAATTGTCTAATGTCAGAAAACATTGAAGAACTTAGAAAAATATATGTTTCAGTACTTGATAAGCACATGAAACCACAACTGAAAACTGAAAATTTAGTATTCAACGATGATTTATTAAAAGCTATGGATTGTGCGAAAAAAGAAGCGGAGAAACTAAATTCTTCACCAATTGGAACTGAACACATCTTATTAGCTATATTAAATAAGGATAATGGATTTGCTGAAACAGAGGTTTTTGAGAAATTCAGATTAGAATATAACTTTATCTTTAATAAATGTGACGTTAGAACACAAGAAAAAAAACAAGAAAAAGAAGTAAAACCTAAAAAACTACAAGCAAAGAAAATAAATAAGAAAAACAACGATATTCCATTGAAAAGTCAAGTTAATACTAAAATAATATCCACTAATTCATCAAATGAATATATTGAGAAGTATACTACAAGTCTTAATGCTCTAGCTGCTAGTGGTAGGATTGATGAAATTGTAGGCAGAAAAAGAGAAATCAATGAAATAATAAAAGTACTTTCTAGGAGAAAGAAAAATAATGCTGTATTAGTTGGCGAAGGAGGCTGTGGAAAGACAGCTATTGTATATGGTATTGCCAATCTAATCGTAAATGGAGACGTTCCTGATGTACTAGAGGATAAAGAAATCGTGATGCTTAATCCTATGGCTCTTGTTAGTGGAACACACTTCAGAGGAATGTTTGAGGAAAGAATTGATGGTCTTTTCAAAGAGCTAAAAAGAAGTGGTAAATATATTCTATTCATTGATGATATTCATACTGTATTGAGAGGTGGAAGCAAAGAAAAAGACACAGATATTAGCGGAATGATTGGAGAAGCATTATCTGAAGGAAGCATCAAGATAATAGGAGCAACAACATTTAAAGATTATAGAAATACAATTGAAATTAATTCTTCATTATCTAGAAAACTACAGAAAATTATAATTGACCCAGCAACTAATGCAGAGGCAGTTGAAATTCTAGAAAACAACAAGAAATACTATGAAGATTACCATAACGTTGTATTCACAGAAAAGGCAATCAAAAAAGCCGTTGACTTGGCAGAAAGATACATCACTGATAGAACATTACCAGATTCAGCATTCGACATAATTGACTTAGCTGGTGCAAATACCACATTGATGGATAGAGAGCCAATCGAAATCCAAAACCTCAAGAAAAGACTTAGAGTAATTGAAGAAGAAAAAAACGCAGCATTAAATAGTGGTGACTTTGAAAAAATCGATTCACTTAATGCAGAACAAAATGTGCTAAATGCTGACATTGCAGACTACAAGAGAAGCAACGACAAAGATATTGAGGTAATTGAAATTAACGAAGATGATATTTCAAATGTGGTGTCTGAAATTACAAAGATTCCAGTTAGTAAACTTTCATCTTCAGAAAAAGCTAAGATTGCACATATTGATGATACTTTGAAAAAATGTATCATTGGACAAGACGAAGCAATAGATAGCGTATGTAGAGTTATCAAGAGAAACAAGGTTGGGCTTGGTGATAAAACAAAAACAATGGCAAACATCCTAATGGTAGGACCGACTGGTAGTGGTAAAACACTTATTGCAAAAAAACTAGCAGAAGAAATATTTGGTGATGAAAAAGCACTTATCAGAATCGATATGTCTGAGTATTCTGAAAAGAATTCAGTTTCAAAGCTAACAGGTGCAGCACCAGGTTATGTTGGATATGAGAATGGTGGACAACTTACAGAGGCTATCAAGCATAAGCAACATTGTGTTCTTCTACTAGATGAGATTGAAAAAGCAGACCAAGAGGTTTACAACGTATTCCTTCAGTTATTTGATGAGGGAAGACTAACAGACAGTGCAGGACAAGTTGTCAACTTTAAGAATGTAATTGTTCTTATGACATCTAATATTGGCGCTAGAAAGGCTTCTGAACTTGGAAATGGTCTTGGATTTATAAGTAATGAAGATACAAATAAAAAATCAATTATTGATAAAGAATTAAAAAGAAAGTTTACTCCAGAATTTATTAATAGAATAGACCAAATAGTATATTTCAATAGTTTAACAGATGATAATTTAAAAAATATTGTTAAACTAGAAATTAATAAGTTTAATAATAGACTTAATAATATAGAGTATAATATAGAATATACTGATGATGTAGTAAACTATATACATGCAGAAGCAGTTAAGAAGAAGGAACTTGGAGCAAGACCAATCATAAGGCTTATCCAAACAAATATCGAAGACAAGATAACAGAACTCATGCTTACAAACGATTATAAACCAAAATATGTGTTCCATGCATCTTGCGAAGGAGATGAGATAGTAATCAAATAATTCTCATAATTTTCAAATATTTTATAGTTAAACTGAGGGGGGAAAGCGATTTATCTGAAATAAACTTTCCCCTAATTTTTTAAGAAAATAAGCAAAAATATCTTAAAATTTTTGGATAACTCAAATTTTTTTCATATCTTTGCATTTGTAAATCATAATCTCTTATGATGATAGATTTATGCAACAAGTTGGTAGACAACGACTTAACTCGTGAAGACTTGTTGGAACGTGTAGAAATACGCAAAACCTCTGTTGAGGATTTGGAGCAGATTTGTAAGGTACTAGCGAAGTCCTTCAATCTTAGTTCACACTTGGAGGCTCTATTCCAATTAGAGAATTCTAAGGCAAGACTAGATGAATCTGTGAAACTTGTTGATAAAGAGACAAGTGATATATATGGCTTGTTAATATTCACGGAATATCCAATTGATAGGGGTTCTCCTATAAAAATGGTAGAAAGCGGTATATCAGAGTACTTAAGTGATTTCAAACAAGTTAATGGTCACTCATTTATTATTGATGAACGTTTAAGGAATAGTGGAATTGACAAGAAAATGCTTCATTTCAACACTGAGTTCTTAATTAAAAACTATGACCTCATTTGGATTGGAATTGAAGAGTCGTTGAGGTCTAAATCATATTGGGAAAGGCTCGGATTCACAAAGGTATTTGAAATACCAGAAGCAAGCTTTTATTTGATGCCGTTAAGCAAAAAGATGATTAGCGAATATTTATAATAAATGATAAATTTGTTATGAAAACGATTATATTATCTGAAAATGGCTTTAATAAGGTAAATAATACTATTATCGAAGAGTCCTACAGCGATAAGGTTGAATTGGTTAGGAAATACCTAGACAACAATTTTATGAGAGCTACCTTTGAAAAGGATGGCGAAAACGTAGGAATCTTCGTAAAACTTAGTAACCATCTTCCAACAGAGAAATCCTATTGGAAGCAAGACGTATTAGATATTTTAGATAAGGAATTTAATAATACAATAACTGATAAAAAAGAAAGAGACGGATTTCTAAGCCAATTGCTAGATGATTGGTATAATAATAAAATTAGTAAATATGGAAGTCTGTCGGCATATAATTTTTAACTAAGAGGATATAGTGACGTAACTCGCTCTCACATATCGTCACAGTATCGATGTGCAGCATACTGCAATCGAGCCTCACGTAAATTTTTAAATGATGAGAAAAAACAATTTTTTAATTTTAACGTGCATAATAATGTGCGCATGGTTAGGTACTTTTCTTGCCTTGGCAATGCCATTGAAAACAATGACAAATGTCAAAAATGAAGAAACAAAAGTTCTTATTGATACTGTTAACATAAAACTACTAATTAGCCCAAAAGACAGTATTAAGAACCAACTGATTGAACAAGTGGAAAATTACATTTACAAAAGTTTTCCAAAAACGCACAAAACAATTCCAACATCAATTGTTGAAATTGGACTAGAAAAGAACGTTGACATCTTATTTATGATGGCACAAACACAAATTGAAACTAGCTTTGGTACTACTGGAGCAGGTCGTGAATCTTCAAGACGTTCTTTATTCGGAGTGGCAAAACGTAGATACAGCACATATGATGAAGCAATAAATGATTACGTTGCACTCTTGAAAAAAAGTTATTTGACTAGGGGTAGGACTGAACAAGACCTTATGAGAAGATATATAACCATGAGTGGTTATAAATACGCAGGAAACCCTAATTATGAAGCTGAACTGAGGAATGCATATTCCAACATTAAAAGAAAAACAAAAATTAAAGAGCTTCAAAATGAATACATGAAACTATAAACGTTATGTTAAAAATATATAATGGAGGCAAAAACGCCTCCATTTTTTTGTTTTTATAAAATAATTTCTATATGTTTGCATTATGGAAGCAAAACAATTGGAGTTATTTACAAATTTTTGTGGGATGAAAACATTCATCAAAGTGTATAATGGGTGGTATTTATTTGACAATGATAGGGATAGAAAAGACTTTTCTTGGAAACCATCAAACAGATACCAAACAGTTTGCTATATTGGAAAAACATTTAAAGTATTTGGAGAGGGTTCTTATCAAACATGTGTGGCTGCATGTGATAAACAAGCCAAATTAATAGGGATGAGTGATTATCTGAAATTGGCATGTTCCATGAGATTAAATGGGAATTACATATATAATAAAAAGAAATGTAAACTAGAATTAAAAAATGGGAAAGGTTAACCCCTCCCCATCTTATATCTGTTAATTCTTTCACTTCCGTTAGCTAAACTATCGTAGTTTTTAACTCCACCATTAATTCTAGACTGCCTTGGGAACTTTTTAAAATTCCTTGCAGCATTTGGGGTGTTAAACCACTGGTTAGTTATGTTATCTTGACCTCTTCCTTCAATACTATTCAAACTTTCTCCATCTGAATCCATTTTATTTCCCATCCTATCTGACATCATAGAACGCATTGTGGAACCAGTGATGTTACGAACCATAGGGTCATTCATTTGTGAATATATCTGACCAATCCCTAGGTCATTTACATTTTGGTTTGAATCTAATTCAATATCCATTAAGTCCTTTTGATATTTGTCAAAAGCACCTTCTTGAATTATTCTTCTCACCGAAGACTCTATTATTTTATATAAATCACTTTCTGTTAATCTTATAATATGTTTCATAGTAAAATACCTATCACGATAGGGTATTCCCTAAATCTTGTGTGGGAAATTCCTAAATCTACTATAAATACTTTGTAAATTGAAAATAAACCTATATCTTTGCAATAGTTATTAAAAAAAAAAAACAATTTGCGTATGAAAAAGATTATTGGTATTTTAACAGCATTGATGATGTGTTTCACATTATCTTCTTGTGTGACAACAGCATACGCACATGATGATATGTATGACGATGTTGATGTGGGGGTCGTTGTTACATATGGAACTCCTTATTATAATGCAGAAGGATTACTCTTATATTATATCTACCGTGACTTATACTATTATCCATATTTCTATCATGATAGATATTATTTACATAGATATTATAGACCATTGCCACCAAATATGATGGGAAGATATAGACCAGTACCTAGAGACTTCTATAGGCATAACCAACATCATAGACATCACAATGGTAATGGTATGAACCGACATCCTAATAGGCATCATAATATGAATCCACGTGGGATGGGAGGTCATAATATGAAACCTAATAGAGATAATAGACCACATAATAATGTTACACCACGTAACAACACCCATAACAGAATGGGAGGTAATAGACCAATTATGAGGCCAAACAGTGGTGGAATGAGACCAATGACTCCAAGAAGTTCTACGAGACCTAGTGGCGGTTTTGGTGGTGGTCATCGCTATGGCGGAAGAAGATAATTAACTTTTTTTAAAAAATGTTTCGGAATTATTTGGAAATTAAAAAAAAAACTTATATCTTTGCACTATCAAAGTAAGAAAAAGATTAACGTTACAAATTTAATTTAGATTATGGAAGCAAAAATTAATGTATTTATTGTTGCGTTGCCAACTTTTGGCAGTGTGGTAAACAAAATTAAGGACGCTGTAGAAGATGCTTTTGACTTTGAAGTTCCTAAGTTTAAAAAACCTTGTGGCTTCAAAGACAAGTTCAATGAAGATGACTTTACGCCTACAAATCTTAGAGTAAAAAATCCTTGTGGTAATGTACAACCTTGGGGTGTTGGCGGTAGGAAAGCTGATGAAAATCTGAGATTTGGCTATCAAGGCCCTTGCATTGATGAACCAAGAAGGTCAGACTATGATGACCGTGAGGATTTCGAGTATGACCATCAGTTGTTTGATGAATACGTTTCAGCAGCAGAGGATTGTATTGCTCGTGGTCTAGAAAAGAAATCAGATGCTCCTATTCATAGATGTGAAGCCATCCGTAAAAGACTGAACGAAGCACCTCCTATGAACTTACCGTTAATCGGAGAAACTGACTGGTGGGATGAAGACGATTGGGATTTCTAAATAAAAAATAAGAGATACATAATTATGTATCTCTTATTTTTTGTATTACACTATCAGTAGATGTAAATAATATATTCTCATAAATTTTGTTCTTTTTTTTCGCTAAAGAGTCTATCAATGGACTAGTATAATATATTAGTTTGACATTATTAGCTTCGCATAACTTGTTTTTTAAAACATCTTGAGATATTATTTCATCTAATGTCCTTTTTCTATTAAATTTATTAGCCTTGATAAAATGCTGTTCTCCTTGACATTCTATTGCTATATTATATTCTGGAAGATAAAAATCTAAATGTTGCCTACCAAGCCAAGTAAAATGGCTACCAATAGAGAATCTAATATTACTGTTAATTAATGCAACTCTCATTTCTCGTTCTAGATGGCTTTCTTTGCATAATCTACATCCTTTACCACTTAAATGAGCATTTGGTTTCTGCCAGAACTCACCGTGCTTTGGACATATAATACACACCTTTGTTTGAGAATTTATATATTCAACTTTACTATAATCATATTTATCACCGTGAATTTTTTTTGATTTTTGTATAAATTCTTCTTTAGACGATTTATTATTAATTGAAATTTCCTCATTTCTACATTTTTGGCAACCTTTACCTCTTAAATGGTTTGTTGGTAACTGCCAAAATTCCCCATGTTTATGGCATATTATACACACTTTGCTATGCGAATTAATATATTTCACTTTCGAATAATCATATTTATTCCTATGAACTTCTTCAGCTTTTTCAATAAAACTTTCAGTGGTATCTTTAAAACTTTGATGTGAGCAAAATGGACAATTACAACCACCTAAATGTCTATTTGGTGTTTGCCAAAACTCACCATGTGTGGGGCAAATTATACAAACTTTTTTATTCGAACGTTCATATTCTACTTTTGAATAATCATATTTATCACCATGAATTTTTCTAGCCTTTTCAATAAAACTTTTATTATCATTTACTAATCTTCCAGCACATTTAGGGCATCCTTTAGGTTTAGTTTTATGGGTATGATTATTTGGTGTTTGCCAAAATTCACCGTGAATTTGGCATACAATACACACTTTGGTGTGAGCGTTTATATATTCTACTTTAGAATAATCATACTTGTCACCGTGAATTTTTCTAGCTTTTTCAATAAATTCTTTTGTATCCATAATGTTTTTTCAGTTACCTATATAAATATTAACCAAGTTGTAAAAATTATAAATATTTAACAGATTTTTTTTTGTTTAATCAAAAGATTTTTATATCTTTGCATTATGAGTAAGATTATAGGAAAATTTGAATTTGAAGATGTAACCAAAGATTTCGTATCGGATTATGAATATGGATGGTTACATTTACTACCTACTATTGAATATCGCCATAAATATTGGTATATGTGGGAATTTGAATTTATTTTTTGGAAATGGTGGAAAAGAATCCAAATTATTAGAACTGATTGGGATAAACAGACAAATAAAAATGAAAAGTCAATGGAGTAAACCTATAGTTTTAAAATCTTATAAATATAAAGGCTTTATAATAGAGTATTGGGAGCAATATTTCGCAACAAATTATTCTGTTGTATGGCATCATGAATTTGTGGGTTTTAAAAATGGAGAAAGAGTAACAAGTAATTCAAATCAACATCGTAGATATACTGATTGTATTAACGAAATTAAACAAATAATTGCTAGAAATAAAAAAGGATTCTATTTCTGTGGAAAAGAAGTTTCGTGGGAAGAAATACCAATAGATGTGAGAAAACATGATTATCCTTATTATTTCGATGATAACGGTAATGATTGTTTTCCAATTGTAACGGATAAAAGATTAAAATAAAAATAGACTAGATGGCAAATAAAAGAGACAGTCTTGGCGATAGGATGAAAAATAACTATGAGAACAGAGCCAAGACATACCTATTGAGAAGAACACCAGTAATCATTAGATTAGATGGTAAAGCATTCCACACATTTACAAGAGGTTTTGCGAAACCTTTTGATGCAAGACTTATGCATGTAATGCAAGAAACAACATTAGAGCTTTGTAGAAACATCCAAGGTTGTGTATTTGGTTATACACAATCTGACGAGATTACTCTTGTGTTAGTTGATTATAATACACTTGATACTGACGCATGGTTTGACTATAGCGTTGAAAAAATGTGCTCAGTAGCAGCATCTATGTGTACATTATATTTTAATAAAATTTTTGCTAGAATTTGTGGAGATTTTATTAAAGAACATGCTGCAAATGCAAAAGATAAAGAGAATCTTGGTGATGTAGCAGACCAAGTTGATAGGGTTCTGAAAGCATACATGAGAGGAATCAAGAATGGTGGATTGTTCGATGCTAGAGTGTTCAACGTTCCAGAGGGGGAAGTTACGAATGCAATCTTGTGGCGTCAAAATGACTGTAGTAGAAACTCTGTGTCTTCATTAGCCCAAGCATATTTTTCACCAAAAGAGCTGCATGGTAAGAACGGTAGCCAAATGCAAGATATGCTCATGGAGAAATACGGCATCAATTGGAATAACTTGTCAATTCCAGAGAAGAGGGGTACTGCAATCATTAAGAATGGTGAAGGCGATTGGGCAATTGATGAGGAAATGCCAATACTAAGAGGTGAAGGTAGGGAATATCTAGAATCTAGAATCCATTTTGAGGAAGAAGGTTAAATAATATTAAAATTGGAGTAGCTATTTGGCTATTCCAATTTTTTTTCATACATTTGCATCAAGCAATAAAACACTAAAATTTTTAAAAATGGACAAATAAAATAAATATGAAAGATACTTTCCAAACAATTACTGATGATAAAAGACTACTTTATGAGTATGTCAGGGGTTCGCATTTATATGGGCTTAATAATGAAGATTCGGACGTAGATACAAGCGGACTCTACATCGCAACCAAAGAGGCATTCATGGGATTAGGTGCAGATTATCAAGACCAAGTTTCTGATGAACGTCATGATACCACATGGTACGAAATAGGCAATTTTGCTAACTTAATTCTCAAATCCAACCCAACGGTTTTAGAGGCATTATTTGTTCCAGAGAATAAAATCATAACACCACCTAGTGAACTTATTATGCCTCTGTTTGAGAATAGAGACCAATTCATCACTAAAAAATGTTTTAAGCCATTCGTTCAATACGCTATTGAACAAATCCATAAAGCAAGAGGATTGAATAAAAAAATTGTTAACCCAGTAACGCAAAGACTCACTCCTTTTGATTTTGCGTATACCTTCTATAACCAAGGAAGCACTAAAATATCTAATTGGCTGAATAATAGAGGTTTGGATAAAAATTTCTGTGGTCTAGTGCATATTCCGAATATGCATGATACATATGGTGTATATTATGATTGGGGTGCTCATATCCACCATAATTTAATCAAATATGAGGACTTGGAGTTGGCCGCTTTTGGCGCAAATCCTTTTGGTTTGCTGTTTTTTGGATGGTTTGGTTATGGACGTGTGGATGAAGAGACGCAGAAATTCGCCAAGTTCATCAAAAACTTTTATGGCATCAATACAAAAAAAGAACTTAAAGAGTGGTATGATAAAAACCAAGAGGTAATCCATTATCGTGGAATGTGCCTTGATAATTCAACGGACATGAGAGGGTCTTCTGTGTCAAAGGGAGAAACGCCTATCTGTTGGATGGTATATAACGAGAGTGGTTTCAAAGACCATTGCAAAAAATATAAAGAATATAAAGACTGGGAAAAATTCCGTAACCCAAAACGCTACGAATCGAATCTAGACAAAAACTATGATTCCAAAAACATGATGCATTGTGTAAGACTTATGCATATGGGTCAAGAAATCGCTGAAGGTAAAGGAATTAATCTTGAAAGAACTTGGGATAAAGAGTTTTTGATGAACATTCGCAACCATAAGTATGAGTATGACGAACTTATGGCTATTGTTGACGAAGACAAACTAAAACTCGATGAAGCCATCAAAAACTCTACGATTAGAGAAACTATTGATATAAATGCTGTAAACGATATATTAATTGAGATTAGAAAAAAAGCTTATGGGATGCTTTAATAAAACAGGATTTTTTAGCCATCTTCCTATAACTTATGGGGATGAAATTGTGATGTTTGTCTGTGCTGACAGATATTCTAGGGCTTGTACTAGAGACAACACACCTATCAGCGTTGTTGGTACTGGTATGGCACCAATTGCGCCTCCATTTTTCGGTAAATATGATGACTATGGGGCAATTGAACACGTTGTTGACGATGCTAACCACAAACTTTTCACTAAGATTTTTGGAATGACTCTTGAAAAATTCTGTGATGTCATGTATGACCTAGCAGGAGTCACTCTTGGTGATGTAAAGGAGCGTCTAGCTGAATTGAAAAACGGTGAAAAAGACCCAAACAACTATCACCACGAAACTATAGAAGACTATGAAAAGCTTCTGACATTATTTCATAATGTTTTCGGAGACGAACCAGTAATGGAAAAATGTGACGAAAACAATGAACATGCAGAGGAACTTAAAAAAGTCTACGCTAGCATGTACAATTACGATGTCAGAAGGTATAACGGTACGTGTTTTATGCTTTGTATGGAGCACAAATCCGTCTATGATAAGATGGTTTCTGTTGGTAGGGAGCACTATTTCGACTATTGGATTGGTTACAAAGACGAGAAACAAGTAACTCCAGAAGAGGCATTTGATAATACAGCCGAATCAATGAGGAAATTGTCTGAGTTTTCTGAGAAATACATGGGAAATCCGTTTAAGTTTGGATTGGGAACTGAAGGTATCGACCTTATTGATATGCTATCTTCCAAGATAAAAAACAGTGAAAACAGTGCAGAAGAGCAACTGAAAAACCAATCTAAACTTCTTGACCTTCTTAATTTCTCTAGGGATATGATAAAGATGCATGAGCATTTTGGCATAAAGGCTTGTATGCATGATACGGTACATACCGATAAAACTGATTTTGCCCTCTATAACAATATGAGGGGTGATATAACCGCTTTCAAAGACATTGCTTGTAACTTTGTTTACTTTCTTGTGTCAATGAAGCGCACATGCACAACATTTGAGCCATCGCCATATCACATCCAAACTGTGTGTTACGAGACAATTATTCCAATTTTTGAAGAAATTTTGGCCACTTTGAAGAAAAAAGCAAGGAAATATGAAGAAGAATAGTTAAAATTTGTTAAATCATTTGGAATACAAAAATAAAAATTATATCTTTGCATTGACAACATTTTAAAAATAAAGAAATGAATAGAGAACAGTTACAAAAATTAGCAAGCGAGTGGACTCGCATGGCTAAAAACGACATTAGAAACAAGGTTATCTCTTTTATGAGAGAGGTTGATGCCAGCGAGAGAGAACTTGCTTACGTCCTAGCAATTTCTGACGGAGAACTGAAGCAAATTCTTGAGGGTAATGGAGAGATTTCACTCTCAACATTCGCCAAGCTGCTTATTGCAACTGGCAACGCCTTAGAGATTAAGCCTATTGAGGACACCCCTATCGGTGATTATGAGAACATTCCTTCTGAGGAAGAGTTCGAGCGTCCGCTTCCACACCCAAATGTGTTTGCACGTCCGAAACCACAGCCAATGCAGCCTCAGTTTGGTAGACCAAGCTTCTCTCGTCCTATACCTCCTATGCACGAAGAGGATGAAAACGATTTCATTCCACCAATACTAGAGGGATTGCGCAGAGAAATGGAAGAGAGATATGGTAGACCTATACACCGTCCTGAACAGCCTCGTGACGAGTACGGACGCTTCGCACCTAAACATCCTCAGATGCGTAAGGAAGAAACTACTAGACTTGAGGTTTCTCCTTTCGAATCCAAGTCAACTGATGAACTTGTAAAGATTATCAGAGAGAGACTTTGGGATTCTGAAATTAACCTTAATCGTGCTTCTAAGGCAGAGCTTGTGGCTTTCCTTGATGAAAAGAATAAGCGCATGAGTGAGTACAAGCGCATGAGAGCACTTGAGGAAGACCCAAAGGTTAACGAGTTTAAAGCCAAGTTGAAGAACACATTCAATAACAATCCGCATCTTCGTGACTGGGCTAAGAAGTTCTTAGGTGAATTAACTGATTAAGTTTTAAGTCTTTTCATAATACTTTATTTTAGGTGGGGTGGAATTAAAAATTCCTCTCCACTTTTTTGCTTTTTTAACATTTTTTGTATATCTTTGCATAAAATGTTAAAAATGGCAATAAAAAAGAAAAAAAATGAATTTCCTAACTATAACTGGTCTAAATACCAATTAGACATCTTCGATTATATCGAGCATGGACAAGGGCATCTTGTGGTTGAAGCTGCTGCTGGAAGTGGAAAAACATCAACGCTTGTGAAAAGCCTTGAACTAATTCCAGAAACTAAAAAAGTCTTACTTACTGCATTTAATACAGACATCGTAAAAGAATTGGAAAAGAAAACCAAGGGCTTTAAAAATGTTGACACAAAAACACTGCATGGATTAGGATTAGCATTCTTGAAGAAAAACTTTCCAGAGAAAAAACTTGTGCTAACTCCATTTAAATATGATTCTTACTTACAAGAGAATATCAGTGATTTAACATCAATCAACACTTATAGATTGGGTGGAAAATATTTTAAGTATCTAGATAACATCAAGAAATACATAAATTACGGAAGGTTCTATTTATGTGAGACTGTTAAAGACCTTGATTTTATCCAAGATAGGTACGATATAGAAACTATTGCAGACGAAAAGGAGATTGCACTTGAGGCGTTGAGGTGGGGTAAAGAGGAACTAGATTATATCGACTACGGAGATATGATTTGGATGCCCCATGTGCTTTATTTAAAGCCTCTAGGACTGCTTTACGACTTTATCATGGTAGATGAATGCCAAGACATGAATAAAGCGGAGAGAGAGCTTATTTTGAAATGCTTTAAGATGGGTACGAGGTTAGTAAGTGTTGGAGATTCCCAGCAAATGCTGTACTCATTCGCTGGTGGAGACCCACAATCATTCAACGCCCTCAAATCAATACCAAATACAGTTTGCTTACCTCTTAGTATTTCGTATCGCTGTGCATCTAAAATTGTGGATTTTGCAAAGAGAATTGTTCCATCAATTGAACCAAACAATGACGGTAGGGTGGGAGAAATTCTATATGACGTACCACTAGACGTTGTTTGTGACGGAGATATGGTACTTTGCCGAAATAATGCTCCACTAGTTCAAGCGTATAACACTTTTTTGAAATTGGGTAAAAAAGCATTTATTAGGGGAAAAGATATAGGAGCAAACTTGAAAACATTGGTAAGAAGTACTAGACAAGATAAGCTTAATACTGACTTAAAAGATGATGGTGTGTTTGTGAGACTATATGACGATTTATTTGTCTCTAGAAATAAATTGATGGATAAATTCGGAATAGATGAAGAAACAGCAATTAAAAGCCAACAAATACAAAGCAAACTTGATAGTATAAAGGCATTAGAGATTCTATCTGAGGGCTTAACAACATCAGAAGAAGTTATGGCTAAGATAGATGAAATATTTCCAGCTAGGGATAAAAAAGATGGTATTGCGCTATCTACAATACATAAGGCAAAAGGTCTTGAGGCAAACAATGTATATATAGTGTGTCACTCATTAATGCCTAGTAAATCAGCCAAGAAAGACTGGGAAATTAAACAAGAATATAACCTTATGTATGTTGCATACACTAGAGCAAAAAATATACTTGGATTCATTGATGAAAAAGAATTTGAACAATTTGATTTCTCTAATAGTAATAATATAAAGATTCTTAAAAGAATTGAAACTCAAGTAAATCAAGTTCTTAATAAGTCAACAAAAATTGTGCTTAATGAAACCAATGTAAAAACAATAATAAAAAACGCACAAAAAATAGATAAAGATATACTTACTAGTGCTACAGTAAGCATGAATTCAATGGGTAAGAGAAAAATAAACGCTTTCTCTGACTTACTTAAAAATAAAAAAACCAAAAAAGTTAAATTATGAACACGAACAAAGTTAAGAAAATACTGAAATTAAGCACTAATTGGTGTGCCCCCTGTAGAGTCTATGCATCAACATTCCATAAGGTAATGGAAATGGATGAATATAAGGACATTGAATTTAAAGAAATTGATATTGAAAATGATGAAGACGGAGAGGTACTAGCTGAAAAATATCAAGTTAGGTCAGTTCCTACAACAGTATTGGTAGACGAAGACGGTGAGCCTATATACAAGGTAATGGGAAACATTCCATTAAATGACCTAACAAATATAATAAATGAGGCATTAAAAGATAGATAATATGGTAATTGGTTTCGCTGGAAGATGTAGAAGTGGAAAAACTGTTTTATCTGAAGTGTGCGAGAAATATGGGTATCAACGTTTATCTTTTGCTCTTCCACTAAAACAACTTTGCGCAGATATACTAGATATTTCAATTGATGAGTTAAATCGAGCAAAAAATGAAAGCATACCAATAGAAATTACAATTGGTAAAGACATTTGTGAAATTTTATCTGAAGAAACAAATATACCAATTGAAACAACAACTGAGATATGCGATGGTAAATATCTGCACACTGTGAGAGATATGTTGCAATTCATTGGTACTGACTACATTAGGAAATATAACAAGGATTGGCATGTCAACAAAATTAGAGAAATGATAGATGAAAATACTAATTATGTAATTGATGATGTAAGATTTCCTAATGAGAAGAAAATTATTGAAGAATTAGGAGGTGATTGCTGGTTTGTTACTCGCACAACATTAGAAAACGTATCAAATCACGAATCTGAAACATCAATAACATGGAAAGATTGCTTTAATAAAGTTATAATCAATGATTCTACATTACATGAAATGCTATTTAAGTGGGAGATATTCATGGATAATTACACTCGCTCTTGCGCCATTAGGGATGAAGAGTTTAACAGAATATTGGAAAATGGTTCTGCGGATAACATAGCATCACTTTCAGTACTCAGTATGCTCATGCTCTCTAAAGCGCTATTTTCATATGTTCCAAAAATTTTTGAAAAAGATAACATTGAAAACATTACCATGAACGAAGATAAAAGCGTTTTCATTAAATATAAAGATGGAACTATCGAAATGGTAGATAATCCCTTAAACATTGAGGAATTAAAAATACTTTTGTAAAAAATTATGACAAAAAAAATAGATTTTAAATATGATAATGGGTCTAAAATATTTTTCGTGAGCGATAATCATTACGGCCATAGTAATATCATTGGGTTCTGCAAACGCCCATTTGAGAACGTTGAGGAAATGGATAAAAAACTGATTGAGAATTGGAACAATAAAGTTCCAAAAGATGGAATAGTCTTCCACCTTGGAGACTTTGCTTGGGGTGGGTTCAATTTTTGGAAAAAAATACGAGAACAACTCAATGGTGACATTATCCTAATCAAAGGGAATCACGACATAAAAAACCTCACGCCACAAGCTGTAGGCTTGTTTAAGTACGTAGCGCAGCAAATGAGAATAGAAATCGAAGGGAGAAAAATTTGGCTTAATCACTTCCCACTTCTATGCTATAGCGGGACATACAGAGACTTCAATGGGCTAGAATTCAACCTATTTGGACATACACATTTGTCAAACCATTTATCTCGTAATAACGGTAAAGATTGTGACCGTTGCTTCCAAATGCTATTCCCAACACAATATGATGTCGGTGTTGATTTTAATGAATTCGCACCTATATCTTGGAATGAAGTAAACGAACGCATTACCCAACAAATTAAAACAGATAATAATCTAAAAATGTGGATAAAAGATGAATAAAATACTTGTTATACCAGATATTCACGCTCGCCCATTTTGGAAAGAAGCCACAGAAAAGTATGGCCAAGAATGTGATAAAATAATATTTTTAGGTGACTATGTTGACCCATATCCAGATGAAGGCTTCACAAGAAAACAAGCAATAAGAACCTTAGAAGAAGTAATTGAATGCAAACTAAATAATAAAGATAAAACAGTACTTTTGCTAGGCAATCACTGCCTACATTATCTGATAAAAAGCTTTCCAAGGTCATCCAGGTATGACTCTAGCAATGCATATAAAATAAGAGAATTGTATTGCCAACATAAACACTTGTTCAAACTTGCGTATGAAGAAACCATTAATGATAAAAAATACCTCTTCACACATGCAGGACTAATGAACTCTTGGACTGAACGAAATAAAGACATAATAGGAGAACCTACAGTTGATTCGTTAAACCATTTACTTGATAACCCTAGAGGAATTTCAACACTAAGTGAAATTTCAAACTATAGAACTTGGCTAGGTGAAAAAAGCGGAAGCATTGTATGGTCAGATGTAAGGGAAAAAATAGACCTAGATGATTCATTAGAATTCAACATAATACCAAATGATGATTCAATAGTAGAAACATATGATTATCAAATATTTGGGCATACATTGCTATCTAATAAACCTATAATAACTGATAAATGGGCTTGCCTAGACTGTAAAAAAGCATTCATTCTTGATAAAAATGGCACACTTACACAAGTAACAGACGAAAAAACTGAATGATTATGTTAGGTATTGATGATGATAAACCAATTATAATTGATGGCGAATATGCACTTGCATTGATGGAAGAACTTAGAGATACATACGGCCTAAATAAAGAAGAAGAAAAATTCTTCCAAGAATTGAGAAAAGATGTGAGAAATAGAATTAAACGTAATTTAGCCTTTATAAAAATTAGTAAGGATGAAAATGTCAAAACCAACCAAGAGCACGGAACAGTACAAAATACTGAGGATGCTCAGTCGAAATGAACAAATTGAACGCAACGGTGGCGGTCAATTTGTCTCTATGAATCGTGTCTATAAAGACAAAAGTAAGTACAATAGAAATGATAAAAAGAAAGAGTTGAGAAACAATCTCAACTCTTATTTTTTTAATGGTTTCCAACCCCTTTTTGCCATCTTAGCGAAGTTAGCTCTTTTCCTTGTTAGTGGATTCTTAGAATGCGTAAGCTCTTCAGTTGATTTGCCAGTAGCTTTCTTGGTTGCTGTAAATTTTCCTTTATTCTCTGGCTTAATCTCAATACTACTAGATTCATCAGTTTGTTTTGCGATGCCTTTAGTCTCTTTTTTCCTTTTACGTTCTAACCATTTATCACTAAGTTCTTTATCTTTAATTGGATTACCAGTTTTGATTTTTCCAGCACCATGAGTACGTTTAACAAAATTACGAACATTCTCGCCATACTCTCTAATAAGTTTCATTGCAGCTTCCTTAACCACTTGTTTCAACTCTGCTTCAGTAACTTTCATTGGCTTTTTACTTTCATAATGTATATCATCCCATGCATCACCAATATCATCAACGTCACGTTTACCGTTTACCCATTTATCCATCATTCTTGACCTGTTTCTAAGTTCTTTTCTAGACCAGTCATTCTCCATATTCCTTCTATCAATTGCATCACCCACTTCTCTAGGCACAGCACCCTTTCCAACTTTATAATATGGGTCAAGACCTTGTGCAATTGGTTTTCCATCAAACCTATCCCAAGAATACCAATTTTCAGCACCCTTTAAATCCATGTCATTACCCCATTCCCATTCATCGTCCTTAAGGGCATCCTCAATTTCGTTTTTTTTGTATGGGTCATCCAAATACCCTTCATCATCAATATATTCTTCTCCACTTGTTAAGTCATTGTTAGGAACGTTCCAATTCTTAGGTTTAGTCCATCTACCGCTGAAATTATCAATATCATAGTTCAATGGCGTTTCAGATAATATCTTAATTGCAGCCTCTTTAACAACTTGTTTAAGCTCTGCCTCAGTTAATCTCATTTGTTTACTTATATTTTTAGCTTCTAATACATTATTCTGTTTTGGCCAGAGAACCATACAAGTGTCATAGCTTGCGAATGGGTCTTCAACAGTTCCAGCAGCCATACACTTAATATATCCTTCAATATTCATTCCATCATCGAACATTATCTTAATCGCATACTGCTTTGAACGTGGCATATGGTCGTATTGGTCATAATCACAATATCCACCATCAGACTCCATGCTATCAGCATTGCTTAAATGCCCACAAGGCTTCAACTCAACCTCACAACCTAAAGATGTAATTGCTCTGTAGTAATCGTCAATTGCTTGCCAAGCTTCATCGTGGTATTTCCTTGAGTCAATACCATACTTCTTTACAATTCTATAAATCTGGTTAATTCTAGCCTTGATTGTCTTTGGTCTTCTGCCCATGAACTTCTCTACATCCTCTGTGTTAGCTAAGTTCTTTGGTCTTGACTCGTTTATTTTGTCTCTAAGCCTCTTTTTAAGCTCTTCCTTGAGCGTAAAGTTGACAAGGTATAACTTCCTCTGCATTGTACCAATAAACGTCTCACACTCACTCTTAATACCTACGTATTTCTCACCCATTCCCTCAAGTTCCTTCAAGAATGACTGGCTAGCAGAAATAACATCTTCAACAAATGACTTCAAAGATGTAATCTTATAACTCTTTGGAGTAAAACCATTTAACTTGATTTTACCGCTAATTGACTGCTCTACCTCAGATACCAAATCCTCAAAATTTGAAATCTCATCGGCAATATCATCACACAACTCATGCTGAGATAAGTTATCAGCACTCCAATGCAGATTCTTTATCCCAACCTTCCAAGCTTCACATTCTTCAATATAATTAAGAATATTCTTGTTCATACTCATTTATACTATTTAATTATAACAATAAATATTAATAAACTGAAAAAAAAAAATCGTTTTCTTTTATTTAATTTTTGCGGTGGCGGTTATTTTTATATAAAAATATAAATTATGAAAGGTATTATATATAAATGGACTTGTAATATAAATGGAAAAAGTTATATTGGGCAGACTATTAACGAGGAGAAAAGAGAACGTGACTTTTGGAATCAAAATGACGCATATACTACTAAAGGTAGCCACATAGATTGCGCAAGGAAAAAATATGGATTGGATAAAAAGACTTGGACTAAAACAGTATTAAAGAGGCTTTGGTGTAAAGATGGAAACGAAATTGAATTAAAGAAAAGATTGGATTTTTGGGAAAGATATTACATAGAAAAATATAACACATTTAATGATGGATATAATTCAACAAATGGAGGTGAAAATAAAAAAATAATATCAGAAAGTTCTAAGAAAAAAAGTAGCGAAGCTAGCATTAAACAATGGCTAAACTACTCAAATGAAGAAAAAAATAAAGTAATTAAAAATTTACAAAAAGGTGCAGTAAAATATCATAATAGAAACAAAAACCATGTGACATTAGAAATTTCAATTAAAATATCAGAGAAACAAAAAGAATTTCACAAAAAAAAGAAAGCCACAAAATGCATACCAAAAACATTATCATCATCTAGAAAAGTTGCTAAATTAGACAATGATGGTAACATATTAGAAACATATAATTCAATAAGAGAGGCAGCAGATAAAAATAAAGTATATAAATATGGTATCACAAAAGCATGTAAAGGTATGTTAAAAACTTGCAAAGGTTATAAATGGAAATATTTAAATGAATATGATGATAGTAAACCACATAAAGGATATTTTTGGTTTAAAAAACTTAATAGATGGTGTGCTAAAATAAAATACAAACAAAAATCATATACATTAGGATATTTTAAAAATGAAGAAACCGCTAGTGAAATGTATAAATTAGCAAAAGAAAAAGTTCAAGAAGGGGTCTTTTTGGAATGGGTTAAAAATAAAATAAACGAAAAATACAAATTAATGAAAATGATGGGTGAAATATAGTTCTTCACCCATCATTTTCATCTTCTTTAATAGTGTCATCCATATCAATTATTTGATTTGAATTCCTCCGTTTTCTTCTTCTTTCTGCCCTCAAATCATTCAAGTCTTCTTCTGCTTCTAATTGTAGCTTTTCATTTTCAACCCAAGAACGAGTCTTCATTTTTGAATCAGTATAAGCCTTTGGTATCCCTGAACCTAAAATACAGCCACTACTAGCAATTAACAACCAAGATAAATCACCCATATCAGTGTCAACCTTACCATCATAAGTAACATCATAAATAATAACAAAACAAACAACTAACCCCATAATAACCGTAATTATTGTCGAAGCTAGCACACTTATACTGTTAACGCTCATTGATGACTTGTCATCAATTGAAGCCTTTATATTCCCTATTACACCCATATTACATAAATATTAAAAATGCTTAAAATATTTGTATTTACTAAAAATTAAATATATATTTTGCTCAAAAATAAAAAGACTAAAAAGGTACAAACACCAAACTGTATTCGTACCTCATGGATAAATGTAAAACACTTTTAACAATTTAATTACCATCATAATAATAATCTTCATCTATAAACTTTTTTTCCCAAGGAGTCAAATCTCTTTGCATGTACCCCATTAATATGCCAAGATATTCCTCTTTTTTAACATTTTCTTCTTCATTACTTAAATTCCAATCTAAATTTCTACTGAAATTATTTAGCAAGTTTACTAACACAGAACCTTTTTTTGATTCATAGTTAACCCAGTAATATGCTTTATATTCATCAATCAATTCAGCAAAATAATTAGAATGTTCACCATTCACAATTTCTTCATCAACAAGAGAATCACCCCATGAATTCCTTGGATTTTTTACAAAAATAAATCTTAAATACCTTTTTATTAATTCTGGCTTTAAATTCTTAACCTTAAAATAACCTAATAAATTACCACTATCAGTATAGTTTTTTAAAACCCTTAGAGCATCGCTTAACGGTATTTCGTTCAATTTATCGTACCAGTTGATATACTTACCTTTCAATGACTCAATCCTAGGGTCATCAGAAAAATCTTGAACAATAGTGTTATCATAAGAAGAATGGTCGAAGCCAGTGAATAAATTCTTTGGTGATACCTCTTCCATATCTGTATTAACTTTCGATAAATCATATATCACACTACCGTGCTTAGTGTTGTCGTAATAATCAACACCACTGACATTCACACCATTGTAACCATTCCATTCCATAAATACTGTTGAAAATGACCTCACATCATTATCATCTTGACCCAGTTTTTGAGCCATCCTTGTCAATTCATAATATGAAGGACACCTCAACCCTAAACCATCTGCGTTAGCTTTAATCTTCTGGTATACGTCAGCATTGTCATACGATGCTATGTTTTTATTGAAATGACCCATATACGCAATCCTATTAGCCATGTAGTTTAAATTGGCTAACATTGTGTATAATACATCGCCTTGCTTTTTACTCCAAACCCTATACAAATTTTTATAAATGTCAAGGTCAACCCTGTATATTCCATCAGACATTTGTATGAAATTAGGATTGAAATTTTTCGTATCATCACGATACTGATTTAAATTATTATCAACCTTATAAGTAGCAAAATATGTTCCACTGCCAAAATGCCCAGTCTCACGACCAGCCATACGAAATTTAGAATCACTGCCATAAGGACGCATATCATGCTCTTGACCATGACTATAATGGAAATTCCACTCTGACTCTTTTATAATACCATATTGCCTTGGATTGATATAAACTTTTTTGTCCATGCCAATAAATAGTTAATTTTATTTAAATAATTTGCTTAATTCAATTTTTTTTCATATATTTGCAGTTGAGAAAATTGTATCATTATGACAAGAGACGAAGCAAAACAAATTGCACTTGACGCAATTAATAAAGAAATAGAACTTCATGGGGAAGACTACATCTATCTAGCAGCCCCACAGAAAGGTAAAAACTCATGGACACTACGTGAGGCTAAAGAATCCATCCTAGAGGATAAAGAACTTGAAAACAGTGGCTCAAACCTCATTGATGGAATACTTAACCTTGACAAATATATGAAAGAACAAACTAAAAAAACAAAAGAAAATGGCGTGGAATAACAATGACCTCCTAACTAGAGAGGAATTTAAAAAACAAGTATTCGCTAAGACAAACGGTAAATGCTGTGTACCCAATTGTGGCTGTGATGCAGTGGACGCACATCATATCATGGACAGAAGGCTCTTTTACGATGGAGGCTACTATCTATCCAATGGTGCTGCGCTGTGCGCAAAACACCACCTTGAGGCAGAAAAAGGACAAATCAAACCTATGCAATGCATCAAGTATATGGGAATAAACTTAACAGATTGTAGAAAACCAGATAAGGTTGACTTGGATTGGCATGAGTACTTTGAACTATTAACAACAGACAGACTTGATAAGTGGGGAGAATGACAACTAAAAGAATTACATATAGACAAATGATTGCAGAGTTTCTTTTGTTCTTGAAAGAAAATAATGCACTACGTGGATACCAAATAGCAGTAAGAGAACAAAAACTAAACTATTTTAATACAATTGAAAATAAAATCAATATATTCTCAATCAAACCACTTAAAAAACTTTTCTGTAAAGAATATTATGACGTACTTGTGGATTATGCATTCACATGGGCTCTTACAAAAGAAGGACACGAATATTGGGAAAAACTCGACTCCAAGTGGAAAAGAAAAGTAAGAGGAAAACAAATAGAAATTGTAAACGAAAAAATATATGAAAAATAATTTCGAATCACTAGGAGCACACCTTAGAAACCTTCTATCACCATATGCTACACTTATTGATGCACTAGCTGAAATATTGTCAGCAAAAAGAGAAGGCAATGAGGAAAAAATGAATGAACTCCTTGATGCACTAAATGTATTGGAATATAACAATATACAAGACATCATAGACTTTTCATTCATCGAACAAATGGAACTCATCAACTGGCGTGACTCAAAACTCTACCACATGCAACAAGAAATAGAAAGGCAAATAACATTGGAAGAAATTGACGGTGCATCGAAGACATTAGAAACATAATTATGAAATACCCAAGAACATATCATCTGCCATATTCTCCAGGAGCCACAAATGATGATAAAAAACTGAAAAATGACTGGTTCGACTATTTCAAAAACCAAGAAATTGTTATCACAGAAAAACTCGATGGAGAAAATACCGCATTTACATCACAAGATGTATATGCACGTAGTCATGGTGCGCCAACACGTACCCCTTGGTCACGCAACCTCTGGGGTGACGATGGACTGTATTGGAAAGTGAAACCACTACTCAAAGACAACGAAATCGTATTTGGGGAAAACCTCTATGGACAACACTCAATACATTACGATAAACTACCATCATATTGGTTTATGTTTGCACAATATGATGAAATATCAAATCAATGGGCATCTTGGGATTTCGTTAAGTATTGGGCTGAAGTATTGGGAGTGAGAACAGTCCCAGAACTGTGGAGAGGAAAAATAGAATCAGAAAAACAATTACAAGAACTAATAAACAAATTCGTTAATGAACATTCAGTGTTCGGAGATAATCGTGAGGGTGTCGTTATAAGAACCACTAAAACATTCCCAAATAATGTATTCTCGCATAACGTATGTAAATGGGTGAGACCCAACCACGTACAAACAGATGAACATTGGACTAGAACATGGACTAAAGCAACACTTATATGAACTCAAAATCATTTTTGTATATATATATTATAGCCCTTGGACTGTTTTGTTGCGCATTCATCATTCAATGCGCATCAGTAGCCAAGGATAGCGTCATCCTTAAAGAAATTGACAAAAAATTACTAGTGAGAAAATATGACGTAAAAATCCATATAAATAAAAACTTGAAATCTTTCTATTGCAAAATAGATTCATCACTGTGGAAATATCCAAAAAATAAAATCCTCTACGATGGACAACTAGTTAAAGCAGAACATAGCCCTCATAAAGTTATTCTGAAAGTAACTAGAAAAGAATATAAAAATGGTAAAACATATAAAATAACAACAAATAAAAATGTAACAGAATATTTCTCTTGTAGCCAAGTGGAAGAGTTTGAAAATAAAATAGGTAAAAGAATGATAATAACTAAATCATACTTTCCTAAAAAAAGAATATTCTATAAATTTCCATAATATACTATGAAACAATTATTGAAAAAAATCTATACAATTCTAATCCTTATCAAAAACATATTGATAAGAAAAAGTGAATATAACCTTCACTTCGTGGCAGAAAATGACCCACCTACCAAAAGATGGTACTACGACTTTAAACATTGGGGATTCGAACACGGAAACCTAGAAATGGTAGCTGGCGCAGACACACTCTGTGAACTCTATGCAAATGGCAAAAATGATGTGACAGTCAATATCATCTGCAAAAATAAACCAATAGCATACCCAACTACAATCTATGACGAATTCATAGCAGAAACACTAAATGAATCAGCATCATGGAAAGATAAAATCATATTCGGTAGAAACTATATACACGTTGACCCAAATGACGAAAATAAAATAACAACAATGTGGATATGCCCAGTCACACTGTTCGTACTAGGCAGATACCCAAAACATATCTATATCAAAAAACAATAACCTAATGAAATACTACAATTCAATTGAGGAACTAGAAAATTGCATAGGAAAATTCGTCTATTTCTACTATACAGATAATGGAGAAAAAAATGGTAATATAATATATGGGTGGGCAAAAAAAATTACTGAAATTGTTAGAGAAAATGGCTTCAAAGACTTACTACATCCAATTAGATACCATAATATATACGGAACAGATACAATGGTGTTTGAAAATAACCAAAAATTTGTACAACGTACTCCTGTACCAAAATACCAAGGAAAAATAGAAAAAAGTTCAAACGCACAACAATTCGCAAGAGAATTAACAATAACAGAAAAACTACTCTATAGAATATATCTAAAAAGACAAGAAGCAATAGAAAAAGGACTAATTAAAGTCAAACAAGAAAATAATTAATAAAAACAATTGATGAATTACAAAAATATATCTGAAAAGTGGTATACCTCATAATAAACGTGTAACTGATTTAGTTACACGTTTTTATATGTGCTATTAAATTGTCTATATTTGTAAATGTGTTCTCTTTTGTATATATACCATTAAATTTCTTATCATTTAAATAGTCAATACCTTTAACATCACTTTTATTAAAATAATATAAAAGTTTAATATTCGCATTTTCACAACATTTATTAAAACTATAATCACGCTTTATTTGTCCAGAAAGATTTCCGCCATAAGCATGATGCAAAGTATTGCATTTTTCAAAATGCTGCCTCCCTTGACACTCTATCATTACATTATAAGACTTAATGAAAAAGTCACCACGCATTTTTCCAAATATTTTTTTATTAATATATTCTTTTTTAAACTTAATGTCTTCCTTTAATAATCTGTTAATTACACTTTCTTCTAACTTAGATACTACGTTAGAACATTTTGGGCAACCACAACCATTTCTTAAACTACTTAAATGGTCATGAGGCGTTTGCCAGAATTCTCCGTGAATAGGACATATAATACAAACTTTTTCATGTGTTTTATGATAAACCACTTTGGAATAGTTGTATTTATCACCATGAATCTTACGAGCTTTTTTTATAAAATCTTCTGTTGCTAAAGCAGAACTTTTAACTATATCTGGTCTACCATCCACTGAATTTAAAAAACTATACGGTTTTACCGAAAATGTTTCATTATTCAATTTTTTGTCTATTATGTTTACAAGAGTCTGAGAATTAATATATTCTACTTCAGAATAGTCAAACCTCTCACCAAATTTCTTTGTTGCCCTCTCTATGAAATTAGTTTTTTCATATTCCCTTCTTCTTTCTTTTCTTTCTTCTTCTGTTAGTTTAGGCTTAATATTCTTACTCCTAGTACTTTCTATATATTGCTTATGGCATTCTTTACAACCACCAAACTTAGAATTGAGGTGAACATTTGGCACAATGCTAAATTTAACACCATGCTCCTTACATATTAATTTAATCGGAGTTTGAGCATTGGTATACTCAACCATAGAGTAATCAAATTTATCACCAAATTTGTTTTTTGACCTTTCTATAAAATTTTTGGCGTTAAAAATAATGTCATTCGACATTTTTTTCTCTTTAAGACATTTTGGACAGCCATTATCTCTTTTACCTATGGCATCAACTGTTTTAAAAAAAGAGCCATGCTTAGGACAAATTATTTCAACTACCTCTGTTCTTGAATTACCACCCTTATATTCAACTTTGGAATAATCGTATTTATCCCCATAATAATATTTGCATTTTTTTATTATTCGCTCAGTGGACAATTTTCCACCACCTCTTTTAACCCCACTACAACAAAACGGACAAAGACCATCCTTAGAATATAAATGCGTGTACATGTTTACACTGAACTCACCATGCTCCTTACATATTAATGTAACTGGAGTTTGAGAATTAACATATATTACCTTCGAGTAATCAAACCTATCACCAAATTTTTCCTTCGACTTCTTGATGAAAGCATTAGCCTTTTCTTCTTTTGTAATAGGATTGCCTTTCTTGTACTTGTGGTCATAAAGGAAATATTTTGGTTTTACTGTTTTTTCTTCCCTTGTATTTTTGTCAATAACTATGACTTCACCATCCCATCCACTATAAACTACTTTCGAATAGTCATATCTGTTACCATAAAAAGCTTTTGCCCTTTCAATAAATTTTTCTTGCGTCATAAAATTTGCTTTATTAAAAAATAAAAAAAATTCTAGAAAAATCAAGAATTTTTTTCCAGAATTTTTTTTTTCTTTGGCACAAAAATAAAAAAGGTGGTCCGACTTTGGCAAAATTGATTTTTTTCCCAGGAATCAGGAGACGAATCTGTTGGCTTATAAAACAAAGCAAAAACTCCCCCACCCACCGCAGGTTACTGAAGTGGGGATGGTGGCCCCTACCATACCCTCCACAATGTTTCACGTGAAACAAAGGTAAGGCTCTCGCCCTACCTTTGTCAAGATTTTTCAAGCCATTTCTTTCATCTTTTTTAACGTTTCCCACTTCAATTGTCTGATGCGCTCTTCTGTGAGTTTGAATTTTTTTGACAATGTGTACTCGCTCACCTCGTTGCAACCGATGCCAAACAAGCCACAAACAATGGCTTTTTCACGCTCGTCAAGACCTCGCATAAGGTAATTTATCTTGACACGCATATCGTCCTCGTCAGTGAGGTTGTCTGCTCGGCTGCTGCTTGCAAAGGTGTCAAGTAAAGTTTTTTCTCCGTCCTCGTCAGATGCAAGGGGTGCGTCCATGCTTGCTGAATTGTAAGAACTTTTCGCTTTTACGAAGTGAGCACCCATGCGTACCACTCTGCTTTCATTAGTCAGACCGATACCGATATATTTTCTAATTTGCTCCAATGCCCAAGTGCTGAACATTGTTTCACGTGACACATCAAAGGTATCAACTGCCATACACAAGCCATAATTGCCGTTTTGCAAAATATCCTCAAAAACGTCCATACCTTGATACGATGCTGCGATACTCCACACGATACGGAGATTAGCCTCTATTACCTTGTTACGTGCTCTCTGTGAGCCGTTCTGTGCCTTGGTAATAAGGTCACGAAGTTCAGTGTCAGAAATAGGCTTACGAGCGTTCATTTCGCTCATATAGATGTTCAAGCCATCGTTGCGTACAACTGAATTGTTCTCCTTGAAATTGATTGTTTTCATTTTATTACTTTTTAATTGTTAAACTTGTTGTTTCTTGTTTGTGAGTGCAAAGTTAGTGTTTTTTTTTGAATTACGCAAATTTTTAGCGAAAAAAATGCGTTTTGTTAACGTTTTTTAAGGAAATCTGCATATTGATGCGAGTTTTATGCGATTATTCATATTTTATTCATTTCAACATCATATTTGATACAAGGAAAATGAAACACCTTATTTTAAGGCTTTCTGAGACGTTTTATTCAGTCAGATATAAAGTTATCCACCATCACCCTAAAACGTGCTTAAAACGCTTGCAAATGGCTTTATTCGTATTTCTTTGCTTACATACGTGCGTATATGTGTGTTGTTCCTATATTATTTTATTGTAGGTTGAAATATGATGCACAAAAATGGAAAAATGTGCATAAAACGTGATTTTTTTGTAAACGAATGTTAAATGAGTTCTGGAATTGTGAAAAAGCCTTAAAAAATCACCTAAAATTTGGTGGTTTGAAATTTATTTCGTACCTTTGCATCGTCAATCAGACAAAGCGTTTTTTGAGATGTTGAAACAATCGGCAATATTGCCGCATAACAATTAAATCTTTAGCAAAATGAAGAAGAGTAATTTTTCCGTAAGTGAGTTGTTAACCGCAGTCATGAACGTTTTTGACACCATCGCTGCTTGTAAGGATTTCGCATCATGCAAGTTTGGCTACGGCTTCATTGTTCGTTCAACCCCCAACTTTCGTGCTCCCAAGGCTACGGCAGCAGAGTGGGCAGCAGAGTTTGGAAACGACATGCCCAACATCGTAAAAGTCACCAAGGTGACTAACGCAAGGGCTTACGACTACGCCAAGGCAATCAATCGTCAGTTAGCCAAGCAAGGTGATGCGACTGATTTCAAGTCTGACCGCATGAACGGTTACGAATGGGTAGTTCCCAACATTATCAAACGAGCCGAAAAGGATGGCTCTTTGCAGATGTGCATAACGTTCAAGGAGAATGACCGCACCAAGTTCGAGACATTCTACATCGTTTCAGACCACTTCGCTACGGCTGACGAACTGAACTTCATCACAGAACACCTCTACAAAGCACCCAACAAGTCAGTCAAACAGAGTGAAAGCGGTATCGCTGACGAAGACATCGTGATGGTTCGCAACTACAAGTTCTCCAACATCGTTGCAGTCGGACAGACCCCAGAGATTGAGGAAATGTGGGAATCAATCACAGAGTAAGAGAAAAGGTAGGGTAACACCTACCTTTTTTCATGTTTGCCCCTATGGTGTACTTTATTAAGTACGAATATAGGTTAACATTAATTAACAAATAAAATTGCTGATGTGTTTTGTCAATTCAAAATAATTTCGTACCTTTGCAGCATCAAATAAAAAAATATAAATCAATAAGAATTATGGGGCAGATTTCAAACATCGTGAACAACGAAGCAGTAGGTAACACTTTCTTCAATCTCTACGACAGATGGAGAGACGAGAGTGAGTACGAGGACATCAACGAGTACGGCAAGGTGCTTGCAAACACCATCGCCAAGCAGTTCCCAACCTATAATATCTCGCTCATCAAGGCAACTAAGAGACCATTCGGAGTGCAGATTAAGGTCTGTGAGGTAAACGTCCATGTGTGGGTTAAACTTAAAGGTCGCTACGCATCCATTTGTGCAAAACGCATATAGGATGCAGTATGCTTACTCATAATATGTAATAGGATGGCTTGCGTTGTGAAACGTGAGTCATTTTTTTATATTATTATTATAAATTAAAATGTAAATGCCCCTACCTTATTCAGATAGGGGTATAGATGTACTTATTTAAGTCCGAAGAGTTCACTTGCAAGTTCTTTCAATCTCCAAATAAACTTCATTGTTTTCTGCATAGCATAGTATTGATTCAAGTTCCCAACCATCATCATCATCGGTTGTGTTTTCGCACATGACTTCTAAAGCGTCATCTTTGCTAAAGCACCTTACCGCAGTGATGTCACATTCTTCAACAACATTGTAGCACACACGGATGGGTGTTTTAAGTTTCAACATAAACTGCCCACTGATGTCCTTTTTCCCATTTTTGGTAATCAGTTCCAAGGCTTCAGTACGATTTTGCTCAAATGTTTCTCTAATGTCTATCATATCTTAATTCCTTTTGTTGGTGCAAAGGTACGAAAAAAATCTGAACTAACCAAATAAAAATGAAATTATTTTCAATTTATAATAAAAAATATTTTCTTAAAAAAACTAAAAAAATTTGGAAAAAGTGTGTTTGATTTCGTATATTTGCATTATTACCAAAAATAATAAAAATGAAAGAATTAAAAAAGGAGATTAGAGAGATTTTATTTGAATTGGATTCTAATGATTTTTATCCAATAATTATTTATCATTGTGTATGTGGTAATAAGGGCAAAAACATACGTTTTTATTTGAATGATAAAAATAAAGTTTCCCAAGAAGTTTTTTATGATGGTGTCGAAGAAAAACATCATAGGAAAGAATTAACCAATGAAGAAATAAAATGGGTTAGCAATAATATGTTTTCTTATGGAAAAATTAAAAAAATATGCTGACCACTTTCCCAAGCAGTCAGCACAACAACGTTCAATTAAATAAAGTAATATGTAACCTATTCCAAGGAGCAAGGTAGGATTATTTCAGCCCTACCATTGCTTTCAGTTCTTTCTTGATTGCTTTAGCGGTCTCACCTCTCCAAGTGGATGCGTTGCCAAGGAAATAGCGCACAATACTATCGGCAGAATCCCATCCGTAGTTGTCGTTGATGGAGTCAAGTGATGCCATAGCGTCAAGATAAGGCTTTGCACCGAAATATACTTTTGAGCCCCAATCCTTGCGGATGTCACGTGCAATCTCGTAGAGAGGGCGATTCTGAACTTTCTGAATTTTCTTTGTTGCCATAATTGTTATGAATTTAATTGTTTAACTTGTTTCGTGATGCAAAGGTACGAAAAATTTTTGAGATAACCAAATAATTTTGCATTTTTTTAGGAAAAAAGTTTATTTCTTAATTTTCCTTAATATATTTGGTTATGTCATTGGAATTTCGTACCTTTGCAGAGTTATAATTAAAAGTAGTATGGCTTTAGTAAAAATGCAGTTATCTCCCTACCAAGTTGATATATTCAACGAAGTTGAAAATGGTGATGGAAACATTGCCATTAACGCAGTCGCTGGTAGTGGAAAAACAACAACTATCGTCATGGCTTGTAAGCGTTTGCACTTGCATGAGCGTGATGTGAAATTCCTTGCATTTAACAGATTGATTGCAGAGGAACTAAAAGAGAAGTTAAAAGGCTACGCAGACGTTTCAACTCTCCATGCCTTTGGTTTTAGTATACTGAAAAAACTTTATAACCATCCAGAGTATAAGATGTACGTTAAAGTGGATAGTTGGAGGTATCAGAAGTATGTGAGACAGAATGTATTTTCATTATCGAGCATTGTCACCCCAGACACATCGGCTGCAAAGGTTTGGGGATTTTCTTGTAACGTTCAGAAGTTATTTGACCTTGCGAGAGTTAATCTCATTCAGCATGGCGAAACAAAAAGATTACAGAAGTTGTGTGACGAGCACAATATTCTGTGTCTGTTTGACGAAGTTAAGGTGTGTGACATCTTATTAGAGGATGCCTATAAAATGCCAAAGGACTTAGTAATAGACTATGTTGATATGGTTGTATTGCCATTGTTTCACAGAGAATATATCCCAACGTTCAAGTATGTGTTTATAGACGAGTGCCAAGACCTTAATACGGCACAGAGAGAACTCATGCTTTGTGCTGCAAATGGTGGGCGATTCATTGCCGTTGGTGACAGAAACCAAGCAATTAACGGCTTTGCTGGTGCTGACTGCAATTCTTTTGATAAAATTGCCAACATAAGTAATACCATTGAACTGCCATTATCGGTTAATTATCGTTGTGGTAAGAACATGGTACGTCTCGCACAAGAACTTGTACCACAGATTCAAGCACATAAAGGCGCAATAGACGGAGAAATAACCCATGTTAATAGTTTATCCACAGACCTATTCAGAGAGAACGATATGGTGCTTTGTAGAACGTCTGCGCCACTTGTAGGATTGTGCATGAAGTTGATTCAGAGTGGTATTACCGCAGTCGTTAAGGGTAAGGACATTGCACAAGACTTGCAAATGCTTATAGAGAACGCAAACACCAAGGACATAACAGAGGTGCTTGCTTACCTTGAAAACGAAAAGCAGAAGTTAATTGCCACCATTAAGAGTGATAGAAAATGCACAGAAGCAGAAGCAAAACAAGCACAGAAGTATCTCAACTTAGAGGATAGGTGCAAGTGCATTGAAAACATCTGTTTGTATAGCATTAAGGACACCACAGAACTTAAATCATATATAAACAGATTATTCACTGACGAAAAGGTAGAAAACGCAGTCATGCTTTCAACTGCCCATAAGAGCAAAGGACTTGAAGCCAACAGAGTGCTTATATTACTGCCAAATAAACTGCCATTGACATGGGTAAATCAACTTGATTGGCAACTGAAACAAGAACTCAACTTGAAGTATGTCGCAATAACAAGAGCACGTAAAGAGTTGGTTTTCATTGACTTAGAAGAACAAAGCCTATTGAAAGCCAACATTGTCAAGTGTTAACTAAATGTTAAAAGACTGAATTGGTTTTGCCAGTTCAGTTTTTTTTCGTATCTTTGCATTACGATAAACGGAAACAATAACAATTAAAAATAGAATTATGCTTAACAGAGAAGGCAAGAAAGTTCAGAAGTTCATTAATCAGTGTGCTGATTTCTGCAAGAACGCAGGTTTGAAGACACAGAAAGAGGTTTACGATTGGCTGGTGGGTGACCTCACAGAGACCTACAAGGGTCGTGCTTCCAAGTGGAAGATTGAGAGCATTGCAGAGGACATTACAGAGAGTGTCTGCTTGAAGTTAAACATACATCAAAAGGGGATTCGCAAATAAATCCCCTTTTCATTTTCCTAAATAATAATATAAATCTAAAATAATAATAATGGCGAAGAAGATTAAGTTTCAGTATCAAGTTAAGAAGTTCTTTGAGGACAAATGGGAAGCTAAAGAACTCATGCATCCATGTGACCCCAACAAGTCAGACAGAGAAAACCTTGATGATGCTTTCTCAAAGGCTTGTGACCTTGGTGCTGACCCCAACAAACAAGTTAGGTGGAAATTTATAGAAGAATAAAATTATGTGGTACGCAAGAAATAAAGATGGACAACTATACGTGTTCATAGGAAAACCAACATGGGATGAGGAATATGAAGTATGGGAAGATTTAGAGACCCCAGAAGAATTGGATTATCAACCGCTTCCATTGTTGGAATCATTTGGTCTTGACAAAAGGAAAGATATAACATGGGAAAACTCTCCAATAGAGATAAATTAACCCATACTTGTACTTATTTAAGTATTATATTATATGATAGTAGTTACAAAATCTAGTAAACGTTATGTTTATGAGACGGATGATATATTTGAGATTAACAAAATTCTAAAAGAATACATCAAAGATAAACGTTATTCCATTCCAACCATTGCTCTCCAATTAAAATACGGAGGTGTTGATATTAAATGTGAGGGTATTAGATTTCAGAATATGAGTAGAGTTATATTTGATGAAAATACAATAGATATGGGTAGGCGATAAGCCTACCCTTTTTGTACTTATTTAAGTATAATCACCCTCCCAACTTATTTGAATTTATTAAAATTCTTTTTGTCATGTCAAAACCATTTATACGTGGCTTAGGCTCAATATGTCCATGAGGGCAATTTCTATTGAAAGTATAATCATAGGATGAGCCATCTTTACGTATTACATGGGCAACTGCTTTGGTTTTTGTAACCCTTGTAATAGTAACTATGCGTTTGGACATCCAATTTTCAATCAAGATTTTATCTCCTATTTCAAGTGTTGTCTTTTCCATGTTTTTTATTCATTTAATAGTAAATTATACCAATCTGTTGTTTCTTTCGTGATGTTCATGCCTTATTTAAGCCATTAATCATTTTTACCAATCAACATAAGTGGCTTTTTCAATTTCTTTATTGAAAAACTCTTTTTCTTCTTCTGTTGCCAAACGATACTCTCTTGTATAACCCAAACCAGTCATAGGATAAGGACGTTTATGTTTTTCAATTTCTCCATTTTCACGTCTGATATAAAACGCATCAGTCTCCAACGCTTCGCCATTGAATCCACAATAGCGGCACATACAACACTCCATGCTAAAGGCATTAAGATGTTCGTCTTTCTTGGCAATAATATCGCCCTCTTTAAAACCATTAGTCAATTCAGCAAGGGTGTGAATAGTAACACTATTATCATCACAGATGGCAACCAAACCTGCTTCTTCCAATAACTCACTATTGTAAATCTCAACCATGCTATTCTATTTTTAATTATTATTTGATATTGCAAAGGTACGAAAAAAAGTTGAGACCACCAAATGAAATCTCAACTTTTTTATGTTTAATTTAATGTATATTTCAACTCAAATAAAGATGTTAAGCCAATAAGTAATGTTTTCCAATCATTTTCTGTAACGCTTTTATCAATCATTTTTTGCCTAAGTATTTCGATATGCGTTTCAATCTTACAAGCATAGGTGTTATAATATTTTTTCCATTTAAGCCAACTTATCTCATATTTGAGGTTATCTATCCAAGGATTGATATTGCATTTATCTGCATTGTTAAAAGCAATGTCATAGAGCATGTTCATGAAGTTAAGCACTTGCATTTTATGTTCTTCGATTGTGTTTGAACCAATCGCAACATTCTCCATTGGTATATTTATTTTACTCATAATATATATGTGTCTACCTTTGTGTCATAGTGCTCATATTTGATGGTTTCTCCCATGAGTTTGGCTTGCTGTCTACACTCTTTCACATCTTCCCATGTGCATCCCATTGTGGTGCGATAGCAATGGTCTCCGTGATACCAATCAACTGAATATATCTTAGTCTTTACTACTTTCTTCTTCATTTGCTAAGTCAATTAAATTGTTACAACGTGCTTCAAGCCACTCTTTGCTAACCTCAACGTATTTTCTGTTATTGTGAGAATAGAATGTTTTTCTCTTTCTCTCTGTTGCATCATGTAAGACACGGCTCATTTTCTTCATTTGGTCAATGGCAGCGTCAGAACTATTGAAATGATACCAATGCGTACCATAGTCAAGTATCTTACCACTCGGTGTTTGTCCCAAACCGACCTTGATTGTACCATTTAATTTCCTTTTCTTAGCCATATCCCTAATTCTTATTTCTTTTTGTTCTGTGGTGCAAAGGTACGAAATTATTTTGATATAGCCAAATAAATTAACAATTATTTATAAAAAATTTCTGGGGCACTAGCCAACATCTTTTCTAGGCTAGTACCCCAACGTCCACAACAAAATCACTAACAATTAAAAGCAGTAGTTGATAGGCATGGAATCGAACCACTCACTATGCACCTTAGAGGGGCGCACCGCACTGGCCATTACTGCGATTACCTATCATAGTTGGTAGAGCGAGATTTGCACTCACGAAGCCACCGAAGTGACACATTAAGCACGAACTTAATGCCCATTTGTCTACATCTACCCTTGCGGATAGTTCTCCTCTGGTATCTACCAAAAGGTGGTTTTTAATAAGTTGTCCACCGCAACCATATATCTCGTAAGTAAGGTGCTTTCCGCTGAAAGTCTTTATGGCGTTCTCGTCTTTTATCCATGCCCTCACATCTTGAACTATTCAGAGGGATTTGTTCTCCATTTGACCTTACTCAATGTCTATCGTTTCAAAGACAGTGCAAAAATATGGAAAATAATTGAATTAGCCAAATCTTTAGCACTTTTTTAACGTCCTTTAACAATCAACATATTCAATCAACGTGAATATATGCGTTACGATTGCAGAGTATAAAAGCGGATTATATTCCAATAGTCTATGCAAGGTGACAAAGAACGTTTTACCATTTTCTTTGTTTATGAACCAACATACAAGACCCTTGTCGTTTGTCTCTATCTTCAAAAACTCAGCACTATATCCAATACCATCAATGTCAAGACCATCATTGGCGAAAATGGATGGTAACTTGGGAGTTATCTCAAATGCAGTGCCATTGTACTCGCCAAATGCAATCACCGCAAGTGAACAGAGAAGTTCTGTCATTCTGATGTCTCTTTCTGCCTTATTCATTTTTTATCTCTTTTGTTTTACAATGCAAATGTACGAAAAAAAATTGGAATAACCAAAAGATTATCCCAACTTTTTTCATCATCAATGCTTTTTAATCGTTCTTGCAAACATATCAACTGATTTCACTTCCGATTGGCACTCGATTAACTTTGTGTAATCAATCAATGGCTCTGCAAAAAAATACGCTACTACCATAATATATTATTTAATATCTATAAAGATTTTCCATTCTGTTATTGGTTTCATCACCATCATAGTGACCAATGCGGTTGTTTTTAACCTTAAACCCATTATATCCATAATAGGTGGGGTTTTCTCCCTCTTTGAGACACCAATGGTTATAAACAATCTGTGAAATGGTGTGTTGTTCCTTACCCCATATTCCACAGCATAGAAATATAGTCAACTGGTTATGACACAATCTCGGTGCTCTTGGTTTAAGGACTTTTTTAGTCCTAATGTTCCTAATTCTACCCATATTTGATACCTCATACTTGGGCGCAAAGGTAATCTGTTTCCACTTTTCTATTATTCTTATAATTCTTTTCATAATCTATTTTGTTAAAAAACGTTCATATCTAAACTTCTCTGAATAGAGTACATAAAATGACCTAAACAACTTATCAGTAGGTGTTTTTACAAGTGCAACTTTTGATATTGTTTCTAAGAACTCATCAATGCAAGCATCAATATCAAGATGCTTATAATCTTTTGCATCTTCAATAGTAAGCCTTAAAGTGGTATCTAAATGCTCTTTGGCATATTCCCTAAAACTTTGCTTTAATGCTATAGTTATTTTATCTTTCATGCCCAACGTCTCCAATATTCTTTTGCTCCAAGAAATCCAAAATATTCACGAACACGATGTTGTGTTGCATCACCATCAGCAACATTGAATGTGGCTCTCATATCCCACTTTCCACGTTTCTCAACTCCATTGTTAAATACCTCACCAATAAGGCTTTCCTTTGGAGTTTTCCAAATGACAAGCAATGCCCCATCATTTTCTCTTTTAAACATTGAAATCTTAACCATATTCTTATTGTTTACTTTATGTTTTTCTCTACTATAAGCAGACAGATGTGTTCGCAAGACCATCCATCATGCTCGTTCACCAACTCTATGCAGCGGTCTGTGTCTTTTTTTAAAGTATAAACTTTCTGTCCGTTTTTCGCCACCTCGTCCAAATCAATCTTCTCGGTTGCTTTCTTGAAATATTTTTTCATCGCTTTCTTCGCATCCTCCAAGTTAAAGAAGATGTCTATCAGCGTGTCGGTTGAGTCATTCCAATCCCAACACTCATGAACGGTCAACGCAAATACATTTCCCATAATCTATACGTTTTTAAATTCGTTTGGTGTAAATTCGTCGTTTTCTGTATCTTTCTCACTCATGTGTATTGCAACACACCCAGCGATAAAGTCTTTGAGAGAAATTGTATCATCGCCCAATGCCCTCTGAATCATGTCGGCATGGAATAAATTGTAGTGGCTTTCGAGTAGCCATGAAAGTTTTTCGTCCATATATCTTTATCTCCTTTTAATTGTTATTTCTTTTGTTGATGCAAAGGTACGAAAAAAAATTGGATTAACCAAATGATTAACCCAATTTCTTCCAGTTATTTACAATATTTAACACTTAACCCCTTGCATTAAGGTCATAAGACCGATTGGTCTCTCGCAGATTCTCCTTGAACACACGCAGCGTCTTCTGATAGCCACGCACTTTTTCCCTACCCTTGATAAGTTCTTTGGAGAGCTGATATACTTCGTACTCCTTGCAAGGGTCAGTCCAAATGGGCGTAATCTGCTCACGCAACTCTTTGTTACGCTCTTCACGCTTCTGTAGTGAAATACGAATGTTCTTCTGCTGAATGCGAATTTCACGCATCTTCTCTAATTCCTTTGCCATAGTTTTATTCTGTTTTAATTGATTATACTTGTCTTTTTGCGGTTTCAATAGATAAAACCTTAATCTTCTCGTCTCTCGGTGTCATTGTATGCACCGCTTCAAACTTCAACGAATTAAGGAACTCACGCAACTCCCCAATGGTGGTGTCCTTTGGAATATCTAACTCCAATTCAAGCGAGACGTTTTGGGTATTAAGGAAACTTCCCTCTCGCAGCACACCAACTTGCTGCAATATATATTCCTCAATCTGCTTCTTAAAGCACGGAGAAACAAACTTGAAAGCCTCAACATTCTCGTAGTCGTAAACCCTTGTATAAGTAATACGCTTCTCGTCCTTGTGGTATTCAACTTCAAGATGATAGGTATCCCCATCAACGTCTATCATTTCCTTAAAGACAATAACGTAAGTGTCCTTATCAAGCCAATTTTCGCCTACAACTTCATAGACAACCTCTGGTGCTTTTTTACTTGTAAACTTCTTACTCATATCTTTTTTCTCCTTTTTGTTTGATGGCGCAAAGATACGAAATTATCTTCACACCACCAAATATTTTAAGGGTTTTTAACACTCAAAAAGAGTTATTACTTCAACACCAAAATCATATTTTTCCTCTTTAACTTCAAGTTTTGTATAACAAAATGAAATACCTCCCTTTGCGAAAGGTGGATTTTTCTTGAACTTCTTCAACGCTTCATCAGCATTTTCGGCTTTTATTACTTTCCACCCACCTTTTTCACATTTCTCTGGTTGAGTTACTTCTATTTCGTATGTGATACGATATTCAGTCATAATCGCCACAAAGTAAATCTGTTTCAAAAATGCACTCTACAATCAGTTGGTTGCGCTCTGCCCCCTCTGAATCACCTAAGAACTCGTCACCGCCATAAGCGGAAACATAACTACCTATTGCATCAACGTCATAGTCCATAACATTTATCTCGTCTTGATACCAATCCTTAATGGTGGTTTTATCGTTGAGAGTTTCAAGCAAATGTTTGCTATGAGGTTTGTCTGTCATATCCTTAAATTGGATATACTCAAACTCCGTGTCGCTAATCTTACGGCAGAACTGACCTTCATCTGGGTCGGTACACGTCCACTCATTCACATCAAAGTGAATAGTTCCGTCTGAATTGAATTTGTTGTTGAACATCATAATCTTAATGGTCTATTTGTGAATTATAACCACTTCGGTAAATACCTTGTTCTCTCTCACGTCTGTACTGCTCTTCTAACCACTCGCTTTGTGGCGATTGATAAGCATGGTTTCCAAATTGACTATTCATAATCTAATCTCCTATTGTTTAATGAATTAATAATGTTGTTTATTTCTTTTGTGATGCAAAGGTACGAAATTATTTTGAATTGGCAAAATAAAATGCGGTAAATTCATAAAAAATCCACCGCATTTAACAAACATTCACAAATTTACCTTATTTCGGCTACACATTCTCACGAACTTCACCAATCTTCTATAAACCTAACATTTACAGATGTATCTTTTACTCCTTGACTTGCAAGGTAATCACTAATCACTTTCGCAAGACCATCTTCAAACTGCTTTGGGTCTTTGATGCGTTTGCACTCCGTAGCGGTGTAAACCTCAAATTTCTCCTTGAACTTGTAGGTCTTTCTCACCAACTCAATGAACTCGTCATATTTGCCCTTGGAAAGCAAACTTGCTTCTGTATGGAAATTAGCATCAACCAATCTATCTTGAAGCAAGATTTTAATGCGCTTGTCAGCCTTTTGGTGCTCTTTAAGCAACTTCATAAGACTATTATAGCCATACCCCCAATCACATTTTCTATTAGGGCGATAGACATATTTCTCACGTTCCTCGGCAGTGAAATAGATTGAATCGTCTTTGATGAAATTATCAATACATTCCTTGCACTCCTTGATGTTGCTTGCCCATGCTACATAATGCTGCGATGGCTTTTTCTCGTTGCCCTCTTTGCAGAAATCGTAATGAACCTCTATACTCTTTGGCCAGTGAGAATAACGTAATGTGTCGAAGATACTACGCTCATATTCAATTTCCGTTACCTTAATAATGTGATAACCATTATAAACCTCTAAAGGTGTTCTACTTGTCTTATGACCACTTCTTACACTCATTTTGCACTCTCCTCTTTCAATGTTTCTAAGTTTCTGTCAATATAGTCCTTAACGGCTTCGAGAGAACGGCACACACTATCTTTAACTTTCATGTCACGCTTTGTTGCTCCCCTTGGAATAGTAACATAGAAATCACCATACCAATTATTTCCAATCATGCAACCATACTGCCAAACATCAATACCCTTGTATCTACCGCAGTAGTGCTTTTTGTTGTTGTTGAAAAATATTCCCATATCTTTATCTCCTTTTTAAATCGTTCCCCACCAAGAATATCTTAGTGGGGGTGAATCGGCTGCTTATATGCTTTTTCCCTATCACATTGCAAAGGTACGAAAAAAAATTGGATTGACCAAATAAAAAACCCCAAAATGTCAGGTTTTTAACTAACCTTAACATTTGGGGTTGAAAAGGAGAAAAGAATGATGAAATATGTATACGTAAAAGGCAAGATGTGGGGGAGTTGCTTTTAAGTCAGCCTTATCCCCAATTTGCAGTAGTTGACTAATCTACTTTTCACTCTCTATCCTTACCCATATCTTAATTCTCCCATGATTCTTCAATCTGTTCTGTTGTTTCATCTATAAAGGTTACGATGCTGTCAATTAATCCCCATGCAGGCTCGTCTTCATCATCCAAACTTTCACGAAGATTCAATGCTTCGCTACTCAGTTCTTCTAACTTAGCCAAAATCTCTTCTTTCTTTTCTTTTTCCATAATCTAATTATTATTAATTGTTATTACTACAAAGCCACTTGACAAACTCTACGAAATCATCGTTATTCCTTGACAAGTCTATTTCTTCGTCTGTCCACTCTATATAACCTTTCTCTAATCTGAAAAAATCTGTGAACTTTTTCCAAACCTTTTCGTCGTCTAACAATTCATCTACCATATTCTAAATCTCCTTTTTGTTTTTACAATGCAAAGGTACGAAAAAAATCTGAATTGACCAAATAAAAAACCCCAAAATGTCAGGCTTTTAACTTTCCTTAACATTTGGGGTTCAAAAGGAGAAAAGAATGAGAAAAAACTTAACAAGGTTATGAGGGGTTTGATTTCTTGTGTGGGCAATCCTTATCCTCTCTTTGCGATGGCTACCCAATCCCATCTTTCAACCCAACCTTGCTATAAGCAAAAGGAGAAACTAATTAGTGGTGGAGTTGCACTTTCCTTACTTGACTTACTGCCAACCTCTTACACAAATGCGCATTGTGCGTAAAACGACCTACTCTTACCCTTATACGAGGTTATTTCTCCTTATATTTTTATGCTTTTACTTCAACAATCTTTCGATTACTTTTTCGCAGTCCTCAAAATAGCAATGATTATTGTAACCACCACGATAATCTTTTTCATTCTTTGCAGTTCTGCAATACATTGGTGCAAGCCAATCTCCATTATTTTTCAAAACAACATGATTTCTTCCACCACGTCCACAACCATTGCTATAATTGAAATATATATACTTGTCGCTACACTTGATGAAGCCACTCATATCATAGTGACCATACAATGGATTAACAACCTCACCATCAAGTGATTTAGCAATTTTCCTCATTGCATTAAAGAAAGCCACTTGAAATGAATGAAATTCCTTTGATACATAACTACCATCGTCCTCTAAGGTACGACCATTCCACTTTCTGATAAATGCCTTAACGTCTGCCATAATTCTAATCTTTAATTGTTTCGTGATGCAAAGGTACGAAATTCCCAGCACATAACCAAATTCTTTAACACATTTTAAGAAAAAAGTGGGTGCGGTCAGTCAAAACCACACCCACAAAAACAAAAAGAATAGATTTATGAATTTTTCTCCAATAAATCCCTAAATGCAAAGGGATATGCTCCATTCTTCTTTTGGTCAGCCACCATCTTGTCAAAGTTCTTCTTAACGAACTTCGAAAGAATGTCATGCAAATGCTCATCATACTTGAACTGAGGGATAGAAATCATGGGATTACTTTTGCCCCTCGCATCCGATAATGCTCTGCGTATGAACTTTGACTGCCAAGGAAGATTGTATTTTTCTTTGAGAATCAACTCTGCTATGCCAACGATGCTTGCACCTTGGTCATGGAAATATGCCTTACACATCTGATAGTTGAGAATAAGACTCTCAATCTTTGTATACTTAGAATACTTCTTAGTTTTGGCTTCAATCGCCTCTAACTGCTTTCTAATTTTACTATTACTCATAATTCTAATCTTTTATTTGTTTCGTGATGCAAAGGTACGAAAAAAAATTGAAATAACCAAATAAAATACAGATTATTTTCGAAAAAAAAAAAAATAAATAAAATGGGATAACCCTCCCCAAGGTTATCCCAATCAATTTAAAAAGGTTTTTCTTCCTTAGATGTCTAAAGTGTTCCTCACTCACTTTAGGCAGTTTTCCTAAAAAATCAATCTGAAAACCAAATATAAATATCATTGGTTTGTGATTTTCTCCAACTCTTCACTTGAAATTTTTATCTTTGCAAACATTGGCTTATATTTCAAGCACTCTTCGTATGCCTTTTCCAACTTTGGTAGATTTACGTTAGTTTCCCACCAAAGATAGAAAACAATATCATTATAGAGTTTCTGCAAGTCTTCCGTGAACATATCTTCAAGTTCAACCTTATGGATATTCTCTCCGCTTCCAACTTTATAACAAATTGGATAACGCATAAAATACCAACCCCACTCTTTCTTATCCTCTGAATAGTCATAACGACCCCAACAATCAATGAAGAGGTACTTCTTTGTTATTGCATAATAGTTATGTTCATAAACACCTATTGTAGGTGTACTTCCACACTGCTTAATATAGGCTTCAGAAAAGGTAAACTTCTTGCTACCTATAATTCTGCGGATATTCTCTAAAAGTTCTTCTCTGTTCATAATTCAATCTCCTTTTATTGCTGCAAAGGTACGAAAAAAACGTGAACTGACCAAACAATTCACGTTAATTTTTGTTAATCCCATTCAGCAATATACTTATCTGTCTCGTTGTCGTAGATGTTCACTTGCGGACACTTTGCACTCCTATAGAACTCTGCTGCCTTTTTAAAAGCCAAAACTTCATTGTCTGTATCAATATGCTTGGCGGTTTCCTCAATCACATCACCATTCTCATTCAACTCATAGCAATGAACTTCAAAACGAGCGTCAAGCGACTTGATATACTTCGTTACGTTTCTGTTAACGTCATGGATAACACCATTGCCCATTGTGGCGCAATAACGCTCTATATGGTTGTTTACTTCGTCCTCATGAACACCAGCATCAATGTCCATTGACTCCCATACAAGGGCATGAATGAAATCCTTGAAAGCCTTTTTAACTTTTTCGTAGTCTTCGTAATTCTCTTTAATTCTAATCTTATCCATAGTCTTTATCTCCTATCGTTTTATTGTGTTGCAAAGGTACGAAATTTTTTTGAATTGACAAAATAAAAAGACCACAAATGCTGGGATTTTAACTTTCCTTAACATTTGCGGTCAACAAAAGGAGATTAAAGAATGATTATTCAATATTTAACAAGGCATAACTTTTTCCATCTACTGACTTTTTCCATGTCCAGACAGATATTACTTCCTCATCATCAAACGACAATGTAACTTTATCACTCATGTCGTTTATTGGTTCTACCTTGATGTCGTTTGGCTTTTTGGGGAACAATGCCACTTTGGGGTCATTAACAACCCTCATAACAATACCCTCAATAGTTTTTGGTGCTTTATTGACAAACACACAATGGGCAAAGCCAGACCTAAGTAATGCTTTTGTATTCATGCTTATTTACGTTTCTTTTTCTGCCAATATTTCAGTTTCTTTCTTTTTGGGTGAAATTCAGCGGTGTAAAGCCCCATACTCAATTCTTTAAGCAACGGAATATAGATGTTTGATAATGTGTAGTAATTCATTATTCTTCTAAGTTATTGATTATCTTTTCAAGTCTTTTTCTCGTTTTGGGGTCAGAGAGAGTGTCGGCAATCATTATGCCGACACAGAATAATATGAATAAACCAAACATCACTTTTCAATTTTTTTGATAGTTCCTTTGTCACCATCAATAGCGTAGCCTATTTCCTTGGCAATCACTGGGAAAAACACATCATCGAAATATGTGCTTGCATCGCCATTGCAAAATACTTCCACACCAAAATTGTAGGCAGACGGATAAAGCATAATGCGTTCAAAAATCTCGCTCCAATATGCAGTAATTGTGTGTTTGATGTCAGACTTCTCACAGATAGAGCCATCGTTGAGGTTAAGCCACTGGATGAAACGAGTATCATTTTGAGTTACCATGTTATTGATGGTTTTTAACTGCGCACCATCCATATTATTCCATAGGTATTTACTATCCTTTTCGTTTGAAAGGTCATAGATGTAACTATCTTCGCCATAGTGTGCGCTTTCCTCAATAAAAGCGTTCCATAACTTGACAAGTTTCTCTTCTGATAACTTCTCAATGGTTTTGAGATAGGTCTTGCGCTCAATAGGGCTCATTTCCTTGATTGTGCGCTGCTCACAGAACAATGCTACGTTATCGCCATGGGTGTTGAAGAAAGTCACAATTTCCTCGTCAGTCGGCTTGGTGCTGAATGTAATTTCAGAAACCATTTTCTTGAACTTCTCCAGCGGAGACTGCAAGCAACGGAACATTCCCTCATGCTCGGTGTAGTCAGCCATAAAATCATCAAGGTGCAAGCCGTAATCGTTGATGTACGCACTAATTTGCTCGTCTGTCGGTGCATCAATCCCTTTTGCCTTGCAAGCCTTAATTACGTTCATGCGGAAACTAATCACCTTATGGGCAAAACCAATCAAATCCTTTTCTTTTTCTACCATATTCATATATTAATCTCCTATATTTGTTTGATGGTGCAAAGGTACGAAATTATCTTCACACCACCAAACTTTTTAACGTTTTTAACGCAATCCGTTGAAGAAATCAAGATTCTCGTTACGATTATCACAAAGAAACTCGTAGATTTTATCACAAATTTCTTCGTCAATATCGTCTATATCAAGCCTTGTTGAGTATGCTACACCATTTTTAATGTATGAGAACTTTAGTCCATCATCATCAAGAATACTATCAACCTCTTTCCCATTGATGATAATTGGCTCACCATTGGTTATGCCCATTATTTCATCGTGGTTAAGTTCTCCGTAATGCTTGATTGCATCAAAAAAATCAATTGAATTGTATTCCATAGCCCTACCTCCTTTTTTAGTTATAGAATACTGCTACCTCACCAATAGGCTGACTGAACTCGCCTAAATGGTCTGTGAGGGTGTAAAGTTCTGCGTTCTCTGCGAGAGCCTTGCGAAGAAACTCTGCGTACTCTGTATTGCCCTCAGAATGAGCGTCAGCAATCCACACGTTAGCCATTTCGCCATCCACCTCTTCCAAGGTGTACGAGCCTACCTTACGCTTGTTGTTGTTCACCATGTCCACAGCAATCTCATGCTGCTCGGTGCTCAAATCGAAACTTTTAATTTCCTTGTTCATACTGCTTTTACTTTT